AATCTTTTAATGCTAAAAAGCCAATCGAATCAATGCTTGCAGCATTTAATAGTCCTGCTGCAAAGAAAAATGTTGCAAACATGTTTAAGTTATTTGATGGAGTTCAACAAAAACTTCTTGCTCTAAAGGTTCCAGAAGAATTTAGAGACTATATTGCTGGATTAGACGCACAGCAGTTTGATGAGTTATTAAAGGCTGACCTTAATAGTAAGAAAAAGGGACAGCAAGGCGTATTTACATATGCAGCAAAGAAAGATAAAAAGGGAAATGTAATAAAAGATAAGAAGGGCAATGTCGTATATGACAAATCAAGAATTACTGGAATTTCTGAAGAAGGCAAGGCTATTGTTGCAGCCTATAATGAAGCACCAATTGACAAGTTTAATATTGCACAAGTAAAGGTAATTACTGATACTGATAATCAGTTTAAAGCATTTAATAAATTAAAGGCAGCAGGTATAGATACCGCAACAGCACTAGAAATGGTTTCAGACACTATGCTTGCTGGTGCACTTGCATCAAAGCAATTTTCTGCGGAAGAGATAAAGAAGTTTGCAGAAGATGCACAAAAGGCTGCAGACGCAACTGAAAAAGCAGCAGTTATGGCAGACCTTCTAAAGAAGAATGCTGACTTTAAGTTTAAAGCAGAGGCTATTCCCAAGTTAGCATCAGCACTCAAGCAAAGCGGAATGTCTGCTGAAAATATTGCAACAGTTCTCCAAGATCCAGCACTAGCAAAACAATTAATAAAAGATCTTGAAGATGGAAAGATAGATTCTGCAGCAATTGCCGAATATCTAAATAATATAAAAGATGAAAAGATTGTAGAGATTCGTGCTAAGTTTAATGCTGGAGACTTTGCTGGTGCTGCTGCACCAGGCATGGAACTTGTTAATAAAATGTTTTCAGTCCAGGAAGCGCTAATTCGAACTGGCGCAAGTAAAGCATCTGCTGCAATGGTTAAAAATGTTAAAACACTTAAAGACACAAATGAAGATTTACAACTTGCAATTCAGCAAATAACTTTTAGCAAGATACGTCCAATTGAAGAGGCTATTCAAAAAGCAACAAGAGCATTGGAAATGGATATTGTTCGCCCTCTTGAAGCATATCAAGAAAGCATAAATGATCTTCAAAGAGTTATTGAAATTGCTTTTGAAAGACCAATTGCTGAAATTAATGCAGAAAATACAATCATGTCTAACGATATGGAAATAATGAACCATGCTGCAGAAGAGATTAATAAAAGATATGATGAGCAAGCAGAGGCTCTTGCAAAGGTTTCAGAGATTAAGTCTCAAATTGTTGAGCAAGAAAAGGAACAACTTGATCTAGCAGATGCTTTATCTAAGGGAGATATTGGCGCAGCAGCCCGTGCAGTCCAGGCTATAAGAGCAGCACAAGCCGCACGAAATGCAGAAAATGCTTCTAAGGCTTTAGAGTTATCTCGTAAGAACAAAATAGATAGTCTCAGAGGGCGTGACTCAGGTCTAAGCAAAGAAGAAATTACTGAAAGACAATACCAAAATGCTCAGGCAATCTATGATTTAGAAAATAGAGCAACAACAGAGGTTAATGGAAAACTTCTTACAAGACTTGAAATTTTAAAAGAAATACAAAATACAAGCGATAAAATTTATGACCTAGAAGAAAAACGTGAAGCAGCACAAGAGGCTATCCGTAAACAAGAAGATTTGATATATGATATAACAGAAAGCCAAATAAAGCCAAAGCAATACCAGATAGATGCAAACAATGTTGCTATTGCTACTGATGAACGTGCTATAGAAAAATTAGTAAACGGTATAACTGTTCTTGGACAAACAAAGGATGCATGGGATGCAATAGGTGCAAAGATTGACGCTTCTGCTCTTGCTGGTGAAGATTTTGACAGGCTTATGGGATCAATGCTTGCTTCTGTTGATAAGATTGAAGAAGGCTGGACTAAGATAGAAGACACAATGTCTAAGTATTCTTCTGCTTCTGCAGCAGCACAAGGAACTGCCATGGATACAATAAGGCAAGATTTTAAAACAACAGCACAGGGGCTAGAAGAACTCGCAGCGAAGAAGGCAGCAGATGCAAAAGCAGCAATCGCAGCAGCAGAGGCTGAGTATAAGATTAAAAAAGAACAGTACGATATAGAACTTAAAGCAATTCAAGCAGCAAAAGATTCAAAGCAGTGGTGGCTTGCAGACATGCTTCAAAATGGATTTAATCAAAAGTGGAAAGATGGGGCACCAGTTGCTCCAGTCTCTGGACCATCTACAGCAGCAGATGACCCAAATACAAATTATAATAACCTTAAGCAAAACGCTGCAACTGACATATATAATTCTGCTAAAGTAAAGGGTCCAGTAACTAGTGATGCTGGTGGAAAGTCTACAACTGGTGGATCTGGTACTGGTGGATCTGGTACTGGTGGATCTGGTACTGGAAGTAGTGGAACCCCTACTCCAGGGCCTGGACAAAAGCCACCAACAACTACAACTACTACAGTAACCCCTCCTGTAAAAGCGCCAGTATTAAAGCCAACAATGGCTACTGCACAAGATAAGGCCATCGCTTCTTCAGGAACATATGATAGTTTAAGGAAAGAAAAAGATCGTGCAGAAACAATTAGAGATAACGCAAAGAAAGCACTAAAAGCCTTTGGGGGTTATGGAATAACTTCAAAAGACAACTCTGTTTACAAAACTACAATGCCACTTGCAGATAGAGAAAAGTTTGACGTGCTATATAAAAAATATCAAGATGCATTTAATTATGCAGAATCTTTCCGTACTGAGGCAGACGGCGGTAAAAATGATAAGTATGTTACACAGACAATGGGTGCTGATAAAGTTAGAGAACAGTCATTTAAGAAACTGCCACAATGGGTACAAGATTCAGTTAATATAATTAAGGATTCTGATCCTAAGTTTGCTGAAGACTATAACAAATTATCAGCAGCACAAACTTCATATATAAAAGAAGCAACTAAATATGGGGTCGAGACTAGGCCATTTTCTGAATTAAAGGGTACAAGGTATGAGGCACTACTAAAGCCAAGATATGACGAGATACAAGCACAATTTAAAAAAATGCTTGCAGAAAACGACATAGTTGATAATGCTAGAGCCAACCTTTTAAAAATGGGTTTTGGAGACTTACAAAGTTGGGTATTTGGAGATTATGCTTACAGGGACTCTGGATCATCTTTTTCTCCACATACCCTATCTTCTGGTCTTACCCTTTCCAATATTGGCGATAGGGTAGACAGAAATAAAAACAATAGTCCATTTAAGGGATATGCAACTGGAGGCTTTGTTTCTTCTAGGTTTGCACAAAAAGAGTTTAACATGGGAACAGATACAGTCCCAGCAATGCTTACTCCTGGAGAGTTTGTAATGAACAAGTTTGCGGTACAGACTCACGGTATAGGTAAAATGCAAGCAATAAATAGTGGTCAATCTGTTGGAGACTCAGTGTATAATTATAGTATTAGCGTAAATGTTAAGTCTGAATCAAACCCAGATGAAATTGCAAGAACCGTAATTGCTCAAATAAAGAGCGTTGAGGCACAGAAGATTAGAGGAGTTAGATCATAATGGCAACCAATGCGTACATGGCGGGTCGAAAGAAATATCAAAGACCACAAGGGCTTCTATTTGCAGATAACCAGGGGATAAAGGTAGATGGATTCCATATTCCAGAAGGGGATGAGATTGGGTCACTAGGAGCCTCTGTAGACGGATATGGGGAGTTTTTAATCCTTTCAGATAACAATAGGTCACCCATAGACTTTAAGACCACCAGAATTGAAAAAAAGGAAAGAATGATTAATGGTCGTATGAGGTCTTATCATACCGCAGATAAATTGACTATTACAGTCTCTTGGGATATGCTACCATCCAGAGCATTTGATACTTATGCTGGGTTTGATGCAGAAGGAAACCCAAACCTTGTAAAAAATGTAGATACCAGACCAAACCCACTAGAGTTTACTACAGATGGTGGTGCAGGCGGAGTAGAACTTCTCGATTGGTACAACAACCATAGCGGATCTTTTTGGGTATATCTTGCATATGATAAGTATACAAACTTTAAGGATGTTTACGAAACCACAGAAGATGAAAGGTTTGATAAGCAAAATCTTCTTAAGTACAATGAGGTTATAGAAGTTTTCTTTTCAGACTTTAGTTACTCAGTTCAAAAAAGAAGTGGCTTAAACTTTGATTTTTGGAACATATCTTTGACACTGGAAGAGGCGTAATGTTTCAAGAAAAAGATCTGCTCAACCATCTGCAAACAAGTTCCTCTGTTAAAACACAGTCAGCAGTAATTGCTGAATGGAATATGAACATCTATACAAATATATTAGCAGTGGGAAACTATCGGTATCGTCCAAACAACCCAGATTCAATTTATAGAACTATTCCTAATAGTTTTGTATTAGAGAATAAAGACTCTAGCCCAGCATTTTATTATGGGGCAACAGATGCAGATGTTATTATTGATGGAGGGTTTGATAAAAACGATCTACCATTTAACCTTATTGAAAAAAAAGACAAACTAAAACTGATATATTCTTTAGAAGATTGCTTAAAGCCTTTTAGACCAAGGTCTGGAATTAACAAAGCAGTTTTTCAGTCTGGCAAATTTTTGCATAATGCAAATGTTAACATGGCAAGAAGACCAAGATATTATATGGCAGACAAAAACGATCCATTTAAGTACTGGACATCTTTTAGAACTGAAGATGGAGTGGAGTATGGAACATCTAGTAAGACAATAAATGGTAGACACATGATTGATGATGCAGCCCCATTTGTTGTATACAAGAAAGAGGTCCCAGCAAATAGACTTGTTATAAAAATGCAAACAAATACTGGCGATATCGATTTTGGTAAATATACAAATAGATCAGGATCTTTTTCAGATCCATACTTTGGAGAACTAAATCAAACAACTCCAAGCGTATGGAAAGTTCAAGTATTAAAAAATAATAATTGGGTTGATGCTGTTTCTTTTGATGATGAAATTAAAAGAAAAGATGGATCTCCAATTATTCAGTCTGATGGATACGTAGAGTTGGCATACGGGTTAATAATTCCCAAGTTGTATTCTGAGGTGTTTACTTATCGTGGAGAACTATCATCTGTATCACTGAGGCCTCCTGTTGGAACAAGAGAGGGAGATGCGTACCTTATTGTTGAAAACTCTGGAAGCATTGGAGAGTATCACATATGGTATAAGGGTGAGTGGAAAATATTTGTCCCAGACTATGGGTGGAAGTTTGAAGAGCCAGCCGTTGACAGTTTTACCAACTTTGTTACAGAATTAACAGACCCAACAAGTTACAGAGTAAGAGGAGAGTTAAAGTATAAAGAGTTTGAATACATATCTGGAATAAGAATTGTCGTAGATAGTATGAAAAAGTTTGATTCATCTTTTGATCTTATTGAGTTCTCTCCAAGGCTTACTGTGGATTTATCTGATAGAGTTTTAGAATTTTCTTTAAATAAGAGTGCCTCTGATTTGGGGGTTAGTGGTATGCCAGTAGGACAACTTCTTGCTTCTACTGGAAGCGTTTCTCTTTTTGACTTTGACGATTCTTTCAGTGAAAACAATAAGTTAAGTATTATTGCAAATCAAAATATAAAAAATATCCAAATAAAAATATATGAAATACTTACAGATGCAATAGGAATTGACTACTATGTTCCAATAAAAACAATGTACTCTGATGGATTTCCAAAGGTTGACAATCAGTCAAAAAGAGTTTCTTTAGAACTTAGAGATTTATATTTTTATTTTGAATCTCAAACTGCACCAGAGATGTTGTCAACAAACACTTCAGTAAGCGCTGCAGTATCTCTACTTCTTGACTCGATTGGTTTTTCTAATTATATTTTTAAAAGAGTTGAAGGAGAGTCTGAAATGATTATCCCATACTTCTTTATACCACCAGATAAAAGCGTTGCAGAAATATTGCAAGAGTTAGCGGTGTCAACGCAAACAGCAATGTTTTTTGATGAATACAATAACTTTGTAATGATGAGCAAAGATTTTATTATGCCAACAGAAAAACAAAGGCCAACTGACTTGACACTTTATGGATCTTCAGACTCAGCCCAAGTTGAAGTAATTAAAAATAAAAATACAAAGACAGAACTTGCAAACATTATAGAGATTACTAGCCAAGATAATAAGGTTTACAATGGTGGGCAAATATCCTATACAACAAGACACATAGAAAGAACCGTAGGAAAAGTAAAAGCGGCACAGATGCTTGAGCAAGAAAGGCTTTATATTTATAAGCCAGTACCGCTATGGGAAGTTTCTGGTATGCAATCAATTAAATCAATTAACCAAGAGGTTAACAATCTTTCAACATATTCACTTAGCGCTATACCATTAAATAGCAATCTTTCTTCAGCAAAGCCGACGGTATCTAATGGTAGAATAATTGACAACACTATTGACCTTGGCGAAGCAATATACTATATTGGAAGGTATAGCGGATACTTTTATGCTAATGGAGAAATTATAAAGTTTGACGCAATTCAGTATAATATTTCTGGTACTGGTGATGTATGGATAACTGACTCTCAAGAATATAACAAGTACTTTGCCTCTCTTCCATTTAATGGAAAAATATATCCTACAGGGCTAGTTCGAATATACTCTGAGCCAAACTATGAAGAGGTTAGTGGTTTTTCTAAGTTAAAGAATGGTGATGTCGCTAAGCATGGAAGAGGACAATTCGGAACACCAATTGTAGAGCACTTTGCTGGCCTAAACGAGCATTGGTCAAATAATGACAATGTCCGTGGATGTGAAATGGACTCTAAATATTTATTTAAGTTTGACCAAACATTACCAGAAACATTAAGAGATGTTCCTGCTGGAGTCAATAATACTTTTGCTACCAAGACAACAAGAAATGGAATTATTAAAAACTATTTTTCATCAAAATATATATCAGAGTCTACAATCAATAAAATGCTTTCAACTCAAAGTGGTACCACTCAGTCGTCTGCTTTGGTCATGAATGGTGCAGGATTTAAGACTACTGATACACCAGCAAACTTTATTTCATATGTATACAAACCTCTTTCAGGTAATTTTAAGCACTTTGGAACAAGGTTAAGAGTAATTGGTAAAATTCAGGATAATGAAAAAAATGGACAGATTGCTGTAGGGCCTTCAGAACTATACTCCGTACAGGGAAAAACTGCTGATGAAAAAATTACAATTGCAGGTGGCGGTGGTGGTATTGGTATCATGGTTAACCCAGCAACAAATGCTGGCTACTATTTTGAGATAATTGCTTTAGATGCAACAAAAATAAATGATTCTTCAAGACAAAATGTACACGATGTTTTATTTTATAAAATAGAAACAAATAAGTCTGCTCCCACTGGTCCAGCAATTCCTGTTACCTTATACGAAGGGCTTGCCAACATAATTGTTGATGGTGGAGACTTTGTAGGACAGTATAGAGTCGCAGCAGAACAAAACCCAACAGTTTATGATTTATCTGTAGAGTATCAGGATATTGGATCAAGAAGAAAGTTTTTCTTGTATTTAAATAACAACCTTATTGCGACAGTTGTTGATGAATCACCACTAAAGGTATACAACAATTTAGCCTTATTTGTTAGAGGTTCTTCTAGGGTTATGTTTGAAAATGTATATGCTTTATCAAATAACTATTCTCAAAATACAACATTCCAACTAGAAACTCCAATATCAAATGTATTTGGGGGTTCAACAATTAATGCCGAAGAGTCCTTTAGAAAGTATGCTATGAGTGGCGCAGTTCAGGCATCGTATCTAACTGGAATAAGTTCGGCACAACCACCAAAGTTTAAAATATATTTTGAAGAGTTTGGAACTATTATGAGAGAGGCAGCATCTTTTAATTTTAGATATGACTTAGCCTATCCAGCACTCTATGCAGAACTTTCAAAAACATTTAACAAATTAAAAGGATACGCTGTATCTGGATTTAGAGCAAGATCATATGGAGCAGAGTTTTTAATCTTTAATACAACAGATACTACACTAAATTTAGATGAAACAAGTCAAAACTTTTTAAGAGTTCAGGGTATAGCATTTACTAGCCAGTCAACAAACAACTTCAGCGTTGACGATTATTTCTTGAAAAACAGCAATCTTTCAGATCCACAGTTTGATTCTACTGGACTTATAACTGCTGTAAATAAAGTTGCAAAAAACTATGAAGATATTAAAGCAAGTAGAATGCTTTATGGAAGAAGAGACTTTTCATTAGATGTCCCATACGTTCAGTCATCTGATGCTGCTGAAAACCTTATGTCTTGGCTAGTTACAAAAATAACAAAGCCAAGAAAGGCTATAGGATTAAAGATATTTGCAAACCCAATGATTCAGTTGGGAGATATTGTAAAAATAGACTATACCGAAAATGGAATAAACAAGGCTGGTAATGATGGCGACAGGTTTGTAGTATATAATATAGAATATTCAAAATCAAAAGAAGGACCGCAGATGTCTTTATTTTTAAGTGAGGTACTATAATGGCAATAGATGCAACAGCAAATCAGGCAACTTATACCTGGACGAATGACTTTGGAAGGAGTGCTCCAAACAATCCAACAAAGGTTGCAACACCAAACCAGATAGACGTTCTAACAGATCCATTAGATCCAGAAGTAATGATTGAACTTGTATTTCAGGATATAGGTGGGCAAGAGTTGATTAACATTTCTAGAGCAGATGCTATTAATGGTCAAAACATTATGTACAGTATTGTAAAAAATTTAAAAAATATGATGCTTGAGTATAACTCTAATAATATAATTAAACTTCATGGAACATCAGACGTATACTTTAAAAATTTCTCAATAAGACTTGAAGACAGGATACCCAAATATGGATCTGGTGGGTCTGGGTCAATAGTCTACCTTGATCAAGATAGTGGAGACGTGGTTATTGACGTTGTTAATATTGATGATGAAGAGCAGGTAGAGATAGAGGTAATCAATCAAGGAGGGTATTTTGATGATACAATTAGGAGTGAGGTATAAAAATGATAACTAATACAGGCCAGTCAATTTTGGCAAAATATCTTGTGGGGCAGGCACCAGCCTATGCGTCTTATATTGCTATTGGCTGTGGAGCAACACCAGTTTCACCATCTCACGTATTTTCAAATACAGAACTAGAGGCTATGAAAGCAAAAGAATCTTTGGACTTTGAGATGTTCCGAATCCCAGTAACCTCTAGAGGATATGTTACTGAAAACGGAGTATCAAAAATTGTTTTTACTGGAGAACTGCCAACCCTAGAAAGATACGATATAACAGAGGTTGGCATTTGGTCTGCGGGATCAAACCCAAGTGCAAAGTTTAATGACAGCAGATCAATATTTTTATTTAATAAAGAAGAAAATTGGCAGTACAACAATAACGATTCGGCACCTTTAGCGCTGATTCCCCGTGAAACTCGTCTAGATGTAGATGGTAATATAACAGTAACTGATAAAGCCTTTATTACAAATGCTGACAATCCAACATTTGCAGACGAGGTTAGATCTGATAGATACGAGGGTTCTAGATTTTTAAATAGTATGATTGCTCTTAGGGGAGACTTGTCTGAAATTAATGTTGACCCAGACACAGGTAGGCTAGAGATAAGCCCAGATTCTCCAGAGCACTTAATGTTAACAGGAGCAGTTCTTGATTTTGATAAGTCATCTCCAAAAGATGAACTTCGTTTAGCCTTCTCAGTAGTCAATAAAGATTCAACAAGAGATATTCAGCCGTATGATGTAAAGATTCTTTTAGAGTTTGCTAACGGAGACATAGTTAATGATGCAAATGCAGAATATGCTAGACTCGAAACAGTTATAAGTAGCAAAAATGAAGATGGGTCAGATAATCCAGATGTAGATTTTCAAAATCAAAGATACTTTATTTCTGTGTCAAAGTTTGAAGAGTTGCATAGAACACCAGGGTTTACTTGGAAGATAGCAGAAGTTGTTAAGGTTTATGTTACCGTAAGAGAGAAAAACTCAGTTACAGAAGAGATTTTTATATCAGATGATTACTATGTTTGCTTAGATGCCTTAAGGCTAGAAAATACAACAAACTTAAATCCAATTTATGGATTAACTGGATACTCTGTTGTAAAAACTTTGGGATCAAAGCCAATTACTAAAATTGCAAACAGTTCAAACCATATTGAATTTAGGTTTGGATTGGATGTTTTGTAATGAGCATATTAGATCTTGAGCCAGATAAAGAAATCAAAAAGGCTAAAGTTTTAAAGGAAGACCTCCCTGCACTTAGTTCTAAGGTTCTTGGATATTTTGTTAGATATAGGATAGTGTCTAAAGATAAAAATAGGTCTTCTCACTGGTCTCCATACTATTTTCTAATAAAGGGACAAATACCAAAAGTTAGTTGTTCTGTGACAACTTCAGGAACATCTCCAAAAGTTCTTAATATGGTTTGGGAACATCCAAAAATTTCGTCAGACCCAGACGAAACTGAAAGATCAATATTTAAAGAGTATGATATTTATATAAAGACTAATTTAAGCAATGATAAGTGGAGTTTTCTTGCTACAGCACCTTCCACACAGTTTTCAACACTGCTTTCATCTGGAATATCTTCTTTCCAGGTTGCAGTTCAGGTTCCTGTTTATCCTAAGAATTATTCTGAAGATGCTGCAATCTTTACTTTGCCAACCCCTTTAGTGGTATAATTATAGTATGGCAAAAATACCTCTCCCTGAACGTGGACAACCGCTAGATGTAGCATATGTTTATGAGTTGGCCCAAGCGGTTAACGAGTTATCTAAAGAAGTTTCTCCAGCAACTTATGACTATGTAACAGTTCAAACAGCAGACAATGGTCCGCAAAATAGAAAGGTTACAGAGATTAGAGTTATTGGGGGTCTAGAAAAGGTTGCAAGTAGCAGATCTGTTCTTGCTGGAGATCAACTGCCTTTCTCACATTCTTTTGCAGGCGAGTTTAGATTCCCACCAATCGTTACTGCTACTCCAGTAAATGTAGGACAAACCCCTGCTGGATCTAATGTTACTCTTATCCTGAATGATCCTTCAACCTCTGGTGTTAATGGTTTTGTTAAGTTTAATACATCTGGAGATACATCTCTTAATGTTAACCTTATTATCATTGGCATACCAAACTAATGCTAAAGTGTAAAAAATGCAAAGGGAGGATGTTTCTTGACAGGCAATACACAACTGTTGGGCACCTTGAAACATATTGTATGGCTTGCGGTTCAAGAAATTTTTATAATCCACCAGAAAGTTCTGCGGAGGGTTCATGGCTGTTAAAAAGGGAAGTATCGAGAGCGAAGGCTACAATGTCCTCCCTGTAATTCCAGGCAATAAAAAAGTTTGGTTTTTAAATGGAGACCTTGTAAGAATACATCACCTAAACAAGTCTAATGGTATTATGTCTGTTTATAATATTACAAAAGATCAAATTGAAAGTTGTTTGGTATCTGATTTTAAAAAGAAGCGTGAAAGAGCCTATACAGTTAGAGAGACTGCTGATTTAGTTAATCGTCATAAAAAATATATGCCATCACTAATGAAACGAGGAGTCATTCCTTTCCCAACAGGTTCACAAAAAGGTGGGGCAAGAGGCTTTCAGGTTAGATCATATTACTCAGAATCGCAAGTAAGAGAGATACGTGATATACTTGCTACGTATCATATTGGCAGACCAAGAAAAGATAATTTAATTACAAATGATATTACGCCTAGTAAGCAAGAGTTGACAAGAAGAATGGGCGATGGTATACTTACATATACGAGAACTGAAGATGGACGATTCATTCCAATCTGGTCTGAATCTATTTAACGAAGGGTATGAAAATGGAAAACGATGAGACAAAGGTATCTGTTACACTTGGATACACACTTAACCTTGGCAACTTTCAATCACTAAGACTTGATCTTGGCGTTGTTGATAGTAAGCGCAATGGAGAAAATACAAACGAGGCATTTGAACGTGTCTACAAATTTGTAGAAGATAAGTTAACTGAAAAGATTAACGAAGCAAAGTCTGAAATTAACGAGTAATGGCCGAACGCAAAGACCGTATGGCTTTGCTTTCAAGATACAGCAAGTATCATACCGCAAGGTACGAGTCAAAGCCATCACTTAACTTAAACGTAGAGCAGTGGGCATCTGATGCCCTTGTAGAGTCATACGGAATATCTGGCTGCTACGATATACTTGAGTATTACTTTACAGTTGCAGAGAATCCTTCGTGGAACTATTTTGCATACAACGCAGAAAAAATATTGCAGGCACAAAAAGATAAAAAGAAAGATGATGAAGAGAGAGAAGAGCGTAGAAGAATGGCAAAGGAGTGGCTAAGTGAATAATACAGAGTCCAAACTAATTACTGCAGTTCTTCAAGATAAACAGATACACGTACTCTTGCAAGCAAATGTAGACAATCTACTTAGAACTCATGGAGATATTTGGAACTTCATAAGGCTATATTTTGAAAACAATAAATCTTTGCCACCTGCAGAACTGGTCACAGAAAAGTTTAGAGATTTTTCTCCAATTGCAAATGTTGGTGCTACAAAGCATCACCTTGAAGAGTTACAGGGTGAATACTTAAACGATAGCCTTAAAGATATACTAAGATCTGCTGCAACCAATGTTCAAAACAATCAAGGCAATATTGCACTAAATGATTTAATTACACAAACATCAGAGTTAAAGAAAAACACTTCGGCAATTCGTGACATTGATGTAACAGACTTAGAGTCTGCAGTCGCATACTTTGAAAATCTAAAGATTCAGCAAGCAGCAGGGCATGTTGGAATTAAGACTAATCTCCCAGGGTTTGACAACTATCTTCCATCTGGAATTATGCCAGGGCAGTTAGGAGTATTCCTAGCATACCCAGGTATAGGAAAGTCCTGGATGGCCTTATACTTTGCTGTACAGGCCTGGAAACAGGGTAAGACACCACTCGTAATCTCTCTTGAGATGTCGGAGACAGAGGTTCGTAATCGTGTATTTACAATTATGGGAGAAGGTCTTTGGTCACACAGAAAACTATCTAATGGAGAGGTAGAGTTAGATACTCTCAAGGCTTGGCATGCTAAGCATTTACAGGGCAAGCCAGAGTTTCACATCATCTCTAATGATCAGGGTGGAGAAATTAACCCATCAGTTCTTCGTGGAAAGATTGATCAGTATAAGCCAGACTTTGTAATCGTTGACTATCTTCAGTTGATGGCTCCTAATCAGAAGTCAGACAATGAAACGGTACGAATGAAGAACCTTTCAAGAGAACTTAAACTCATGGCTATTGGTGAAGAAGTTCCTATCATTGCTATCTCATCTGCTACACCAGATGATGTTAATGACCTTAGCGGAGTACCTACCCTTGGACAGACCGCTTGGTCAAGACAAATTGCGTATGATGCTGACTGGGTCATCGCTCTTGGTAGAGCCTCTAACAGCGATATCATTGAGTGTGCTTTTAGAAAAAATCGTAATGGCTTTATGGGAGACTTCCTTGTTCAGGTCGATTTTGACAAGGGATACTATAGATATAAAGACTATGAAGATAAGTAGTTATAATATGGTATGCAGCAAAGCAAGGGAAATATCCCTCCTACCTTCTACCATCATAGGCCTATCAAGAAGTTCTACCTTGACGGGATCATCCATGATGAGTCAGCGCTTGGTAGGTTAAAGGATGAATATATCAGGCTACTTGACTCAGAGATGCGCCTTTCTGGGTATGTACCAAGGCTTGACATAACTCCAGATTTTACGCTAGACTATAATCATAAGAAAAAATATTTTGAATTTCAACTAACAGTACACGGGACATATACGGGGAGAAAACAGAGCGAATGGATAGCAGGAATAGACGTAAGCACACCAATCTTTATACAAAAGAGCAAATCAAAAGAGTTCTCACAGGAACAGGTGTAACTATCGAATCTGAGGTTGACTCAGACTACATTATTTTTTGTCCATACCACAATAACAACAGAACCCCAGCAGGAGAAATAGATAAACAGGATGGAACTTTCTTTTGCTTTGCCTGCCACCATGTAACTGGATTAACAGAATTTGTTATGCATATGTCTAACAGGACATACTTTGAGGCTGCAAGATTTATTAAGAGTAAAGAAACAGAAACAAGTATTGAACAAGATATTGACAAGGCATTATACAAAAAGCCAGAGTTTACAATGTTTGATGAGTTAGTTCTTAAGCGTTTACACAATAACCTTATTGAATCAGAAAGAGCAAAGAATTACTTTACTTATAGAAAGATAACAAAAGAATCTGCATCAAAGTTTTCTTTGGGTTATTCAGATAAGCAGGACATGGTTACAGTTCCAGTACATAGTCCAGATGGTTTGCCAATTGGTTTTGTTGGAAGATCTATTGAAGGAAAAGAGTTTAAGAATACTCCAGGCCTTCCAAAATCAAAAACACTTTTTAATCTTCATAGAGTTAAAACATCTGGAAAGGTCTACGTAGTAGAATCGTCCTTTGATGCTATTAGGCTTGATCAATGTGGCTTCCCTGCAGTAGCAACACTTGGATCTAATGTATCAAACATACAAATAGAATTGCTTCAAAAGTACTTTAATGATATAATTGTCATTGCGGATAACGATGAAGCAGGAGGAAACATGAAAACTAAGATAGTTGAAAAACTTGGTTCTCGTGTATCCGTTATAAAACTAAATAAACAATATAAAGATATAGGCGATATGGACGATAAGTCAATTCAAGAACTGGACTTCCAGTTTGACAAATCAATACAGTCTATGCTAAACTAATATAACAACACAAAGGAGAAAACACATGAGTATAGTAAAGGGATTAAAAGCAATCGATGCCCTACTCGAAAAGCCAAAATCAGATGGTCCAAAGGTTAAGTGGCTAAAACTTGCCGATGGTCAATCAGTAAAGATTCGATTCATTGAAGAACTTGATGAAGATTCAGCAAACTATAGCGCAGAGCGTGGTCTTGCTCTCGTGGTATCAGAGCACACAAATCCAAAGGACTACAAGCGCAAGGCTGTAGATACAATGGATACAGAAGGCCGTGACTGGGCAGAAGAGATGCACCGCAAGGATCCAAAGGCTGGCTGGAGAGCACGTCTTCGTTTTTATTGCAACGTACTAGTTGACGATGGAATTGAAGCACCATATGTTGCAATCTGGTCAATGGGTATCAGCAAGCAGTCATCGTTTAATACAATTCGTGAGTATGCACTTGAAACAGGAAGCATCTCAAACGTGGTATGGAAGTTAAAGCGTAATGGTCAGGGAACTGAAACCAACTATACACTTATTCCTTCATCACCTGACAAGGAGCCATTTGACTGGAGTGGTGTTCAGCCATATCCACTAGAGTCTGCTCTTCGTAAGGTTCCATACGCAGAACAAGAAGCGTTCTACTTGGGCTTCGATAGCCCATCTATTACTTCATCTACCAACACTGATTGGTAATATGAACTACGTCGGCTTACATGTCCATACACACTTCTCATTATTTGATGGTGTGGCTACTCCAGAAGAATACGTGAACCGTGCAGTTGAGTTAGGGATGCCAGCAATTGCCATCACTGACCACGGTACTTTATCTGGGCATAGGGAACTGCACCGTATTGCAAAAGCAAAGGGCATTAAGCCAATTCTTGGGCTAGAGGGATACATGTGTGCAGACATATCTGATACACGAGATAAGTCTGAAAGAGAAGGTCAGCAAGATCTTGTCTACAATCACATTATCCTTCTAGCCAAGAATCAAATTGGTTTAGAAAACCTTAACAAAATTAGTGAACTATCATGGACAGATGGTTTCTTTAAAAAGCCACGATTTGATTTTACTATTTTAGAAAAATATAAAGAGGGAATTATTGTAACCTCTGCATGTCCAAGTAGCGTACTTGTCAAAGCACTTGAAGAAGAAGAATTTGCCCTTGCCAAAAAGTACATCTCTTGGTTTAAAGAACGATTTAAAGATGACTACTATATTGAAGTTATGCCTCATAATGAGGCTCATATAAATAAATATCTAATAGAACTTGCTGATGAGTTTAGCATTAAAGTTGTAGTTACGCCAGACTGCCACCATGTAGATCAATCTCAAAAAGAGGTTCAAGAGTTTAAACTGCTTATGAATACACATGGCAAAGTTTTAAAGGATAGCACATACGAGAAGTCTAAGAAGCAGCCAGATATGATGAAGCGTCTTGATTATCTATATGGAGAAGATCGTCAGATTACATTTAACAAGTTTGACATCCATTTATTATCTTATGAAGAGATTAAGTCAGCGATGGAGTTGCAGGGTATTGATCGCCCAGATATCTACTCAAACACAATTCTATTGGCAGAGAGCGTTGGCGACTATGGAATTCAGGACGGAATGAACCTACTACCAGTTCAATACAAAAGCCCTGACAAAGAATTAAAGAAGATTGCATATGAAGGTTTAGAACAAAGAGGTTTTGCAGATAATCCCGAATATATTGCAAGAGTTGAAGAAGAACTTGAGATTATTAAGGATAAGAAGTTTGCGCCTTACTTCCTTGTAGTTCAAAGCATGATTGCTTGGGCTAAGAAGGAGGGGATCATGGTTGGTCCAGGTCGTGGCTCTGCTGCAGGCTCACTTGTTTGCTATGCCCTTGGAATAACAGATGTTGATCCAATTAAGTATGGACTGTTGTTTTTTCGTTTTATTAATCCAGAACGAAATGACTTTCCTGATATTGATACAGATATCCAAGACTCTCGCCGTGATGAAGTCAAAGACTATCTTGTTAGACAGTATAGACACGTTGCATCCATTGCTACATTTCTACAGTTTAAAGACAAAGGAGTCGTACGAGATGTTGCACGAGTATTAAATATACCGCTAACAGATGTAAACAAAGTTTTAAAGTTGGTAGATACTTGGGATGACTTTTGTACTTCTAAATCAACTAGAGAGTTTAGAGAAAAGTATCCAGAGGTAGAGATTTATGGAGAACAACTTCGTGGAAGGATTCGTGGAACAGGTATCCACGCAGCAGGAGTTGTAACATCTAAGGATCCAATCTTTAGGTATGCACCAATGGAAACAAGATCATCACCAGGATCTGATGAAAGAATTCCTGTTGTTGGTGTTGATATGGAAGAGGCTGAAAGGATTGGTCTAATTAAGATTGATGCGCTGGGCTTAAAGACTCTTAGCGTAATTCAGGATGCGGTTGCAATGATTAAAGAAAACCATTATAAAGATATAGACTTGCACTCAATTGATCTTGGAGATTCAAATATTTATACCATGCTTTCTGATGGATATACAAAGGGTGTTTTTCAGTGTGAAGCAACACCGTATACAAATCTTCTAGTCAAGATGGGTGTTAAGAACTTTAACGAACTTGCTGCATCTAATGCTCTTGTTCGTCCAGGTGCAATGAATACAATTGGTAAAGACTATATTGCTCGTAAGCATGGAAAGCAAAACGTATCCTATAGTCATCAAATTATGAAACCATTTACGGAGGACACATATGGCTGCGTTTTATACCAAGAACAAGTTATGCAAGCATGCGTACACCTTGGACAAATGTCCATGTCAGAAGCAGACAAAGTTAGAAAAATCATTGGAAAGAAGAAAGATGCTAAAGACTTTGACGAGTTCAAGGAACGGTTTGTCAAAGGTGCTTCTGCCTATATTAGTCCCAATCAGGCTCTTGACCTATGGCATGACTTTGAAGCGCATGCAGGCTATTCGTTCAACAAGTCTCATGCGGTTGCTTACTCTACGCTCTCGTATTGGACGGCGTGGTTAAAGTATTATTATCCATTAGAGTTTATGTTTGCACTTCTTAAGAACGAAAAAGATAAAGACAACAGAACGGAATATCTTATTGAGGCAAAGCGTATGGGTATTCCTGTTAAGTTGCCACACATCAATGATTCAGACTTTGATTTCAAGATTGAGGGCAAAGGAATTAGGTTTGGTCTAACAGGGATAAAATACATATCAAGCAATATTGCGGAAAAGTATATTGCTGCAAGACCATTTAAGAGTTTTAAAGAGGTAGAAGAGTTTACATTTACTAAAGGTAACGGCGTAAATAGTCGTGCACTTCAAGCAATGAACATGATTGGTGCTCTGACATTTCCAGATAATCCTAGAAATGATAACCAGATTAAAGAAAATCTGTATGAATACTTAAACCTTCCAGAGTTTAATATTACGATTCCGTCACACTACTATGCATTTATACAAGATGTAGAGGATTTTGAAGAAAAGGGATCTTATGTTTTGCTTGGTATGGTAAAATCAATTAAGCGAGGAACAGGATGGTCACGAGTTGAAATTTTGGACAAGACTGGCAGTGTTGGTATATTTGATGAAGAGTCTACGACTATTGAGACTGGTCGTACTTATCTTATTCTTGCAAATGATAACAGGATTGTATCTGCAGTCCCTGCTGATGAGATAAAGGGCTCTGCAAATGCTCTTGTAAAGTTTTTAGGTTATAAGCAGTTACCCTATACAGATGAAGAAATGTTTGTTGTTTCTTTTAAGCCAAGAGTTACAAAGGCTGGAAAGAAGATGGCTTCTCTAACTCTTGCAGACACTGGAAGAGAACTTCATTCAATTACGGTATTTCCTACATCTTTTGCAAAAGCATATATGCATATAGAAGAGGGAAAGTCTTATAAGTTTAGTTTTGGAAAGACAAAAGACGGAACAGTAACATTGGAGGATGTACATGTCAGTTAGTATAGAAGAAGCATTAGCACAACTTGATCCTAAGTTGAGAAAAAGACTTGGTAGTGGGGTTGGTGTTAACTATGAATACCAGCCTACACCCAGTTACGGACTAAACCGTGCACTAGGAGGTGGACTTCCATATGGCAGACAAGTTCTCATATGGGGCTCAAAGTCATCTGCAAAGTCCTCTATGTGCCTTCAGATGATTGCCCTAGCGCAAGCAGAGGGTAAGTTATGTGCATGGATTGACTCTGAAATGTCCTACTCAGAAGACTGGGCTAGAACTCTTGGGGTAGATCCAGAAAAACTAATCTACTCACAAGCAAGAACTATCAGCGATATGGTAGATGTTGGAGTGGGATTAATGAATGCTGGTGTTGACCTAATTGTAGTAGACTCTATTACATCAATGCTTCCTGCCATCTATTTTGAAAAAGATACAGATGAAATGAAAGCATTAGAAAATACAAAACAGATTGGAGCAGAATCCCGTGACTTTAGTAACGCATGGAAAATGCTTAACTATGCAAACAATAAAGTTAAGCCAACTTTGCTTGTTCTTATTTCTCAGTCTCGTAACAATATTAATGCTATGTATACTAGCCAGCAGCCTTCTGGTGGTCAGGCTACTAAGTTTTATTCCTCATGTATTATTAAACTCTTTTCTTCAGAGTCAGACAATCAAGCGATTAAGGGCAAGATCAAAGTAGGAGATAAATTAATTGAAGAAAAAATTGGCAGAACTATTAAGTGGGAACTACAGTTCTCCAAAACCTCTCCAGGGTTCCAGTCTGGTGAGTATGATTTTTATTTTAGAGGTGACGATATTGGTCTTGATACCATTGGTGACTTGGTTACTACCGCAGAACTAAACGGCATTGTAGAGCGCACAGGGGCCTGGTACATACTTCCTGATGGTACAAAGGTTCAGGGTAAAGAAGCATTTGTTAATCGTGTAAGAGAGGATCTTGACTTGCAAGAATCAATCAAGGCTAAGTTAAATGCCTAGTTACACAGTATATAATGGAAAGTTTGTTTGCCATGAATGCAAGGCAGAGGTTAAGTCTTTGAGGCTTTATGCAGAAACAAAGACAATGACATGGATGTGCCCAAGCAAACATTTGAGTACTGTTAGGTTTGGTAAGCAGAAATGGAAGGGTAATGACAGAGAAGAGTGAGTCTAAAAGAATTGGTGCTAAGCAGCATAAGAATTCTGGTCGTAATACACAAAAGGGAGATGCCTCCTGGAAAAACTTTGTCGTAGACTTTAAGGAAGTTGGAAAGTCCTTTACATTAAATAAAGAGGTTTGGGCCAAGGCTACAACTGATGCAATGAAGAATGGTAAGGACCCAGCCATAGTTGTGGTAATAGGCGAGGGTAACGCAAAAGTAAGACTTGCTATAATTGAGATGAGTATTTTAGAAGATCTAGTGGAGGAATAATGGAACAACAAGGAACAACTATAGATATGGTCAATGGTCTTGCAGAAATTGCAGACTATATGCAAGATGAAGAGTTAACAACTGCACTAACAATGATTGCTAAACTAATTATAAAACCAGACATTCCAATTAATGTGGCTCATGTTGAGATTGTAAGGCTTCAGGCTATAGCAGCAAAAATGGCGTTTAAGGCTACCTGGATGGCAAATGTAGACAAGTCAGATCGTGGAAAGAAGAATCTTTATTATACGGCAGCAGAGTCGTTAAACAATTTAGTATCTGCGCTAAAGTATATTACTCGCTAATATGCTATACTTATACTAATAGAAACGAGTAAAAATGACAAAAAGTTTATTGCAACAAATTATGGTTAAGCAGGAAAAGCCACCAGTACACTCAATAGATGTTGCTGGTTTGACTGAAAAGATTCAGTCTGGATATACTGTTAATAGAATTGACAAGCAAACTCAAAAGAAAACTTTTGCTCCATCAACAATTGCCTACGGACATGGCGAATGTCCAAGATACTGGTATCTTGCATTTGATGGACAGATGTTTGAAGATGATGCTACCCCTTATAGTGCTGCAAACATGACAGCAGGCACAAAGTCTCACGAAAGAATTCAGGAAGCAATGGGAAATGTTCCAGACTTCCTTGTTGATTCTGAGTTTAAGATTACGCATAACGATCCACCAATCTTTGGATACGGAGATGTTATGGTTAATTGGCAAGGAGAAGAACTCCTTGGTGAAATTAAAACAATGATGAACGAAGGATTTGAGTATCGTAAGGCACACATGAAGCCTAAGACTGGGCATTTAGTTCAGTTATTAATTTATATGAAAATTCTTAAGAAGCCAAAAGCAGTTCTGATTTATGAAAATAAAAATAATCATGAGTTGCTTATTCTTCCAGTAGAAGTAAATGATTATTATCGTCGGTGGGTAGACCAGACGTTTGAATGGATGAGATCAGTTCGCAAGGCTTGGGTCGACAGAACCCTGCCTGAAAAGAACTATCGCTCAAATTCAAAAATCTGCAAATCTTGTCCTATTAAAAAGGCATGTGCAGAGGCTGGTAAGGGAGACTTTAAACTAAAGTCCTTGGAGCCTATAGATGAAACATTGTCAATGGTGTGATAAACAATTTAAAACAGATATAACTTATCAAATATATTGTTCACCAGAGTGCAGAGATATGTCAACAAAAGAAAAAATTGCTGCAAGGTATATGGTTTCTAGGCGACAAAAAAGAAGAGGAAAAGAAAGAAATTGCAAATCGTGCAAGGAACCTTTATCAATCTATAATGATGAAACACTTTGTGTAAAATGCAATGTAAACCCCTCTGATGTAGCAAAAGCACTAAAAGAAATTAAGGATAACTTGAAATGAAATTAGCAGAGGCAATAGGAACCAAACTTCCAGAAACTATTTGTGCTATTGATGCCAGCACTAATAGTCTTGCCTTTGCTATTTTTAATACTAGTGAAAAAACTTTAGAGTCAGTAGGAAAGATTACATTTAAGGGTAGCAATACCTACGAAAAGGTTATGGATGCAGGACAAAAAGTTAAACTATTTCTTGATATGTATGGTGGGTTTGAGGCAATAGTGATTGAGCATACAGTGTTTATGAATAGTCCCAAGACTGCTGCAGATCTTGCATTGGTTCAAGGGGCTATTCTTGGAGCAGCAGGTCAATCTGGAACAAAGGTAATAGGAAAGGTTGCGCCAATAACATGGCAAAACTTTATTGGCAATAAGAAAATTTCTAAAGATGAAAAACTTTATATTAAGTCACAGAATCCAGGAAAGTCAGAGTCTTGGCTTAAATCTTATGAGAGAGATCTTCGTAAGCAAAGAACTATAAACTTTATTAATATACAATACGACAGAACTATAACAGATAACGATGTTGCAGATGCTTGTGGCATTGGGCACTGGGCATTAAAAAACTGGTCAAAGGCGATAGGGGTAGAATAATGGAAAGAGATTCTTTTAAATTTAAAGAAGAAAAAGAAGATGTTATCCTGACTGTTAGGACTCTTGCTCCTACAAAGTGGATACTTATAGATAGAGAGACTGGACAAATTTATCAAGGAAGCCCAAAGGGGCACTGGGATAGACTTGATCCAACTATTAAGGATATAGGTTGACATATGAATATAAATCAAACACTAATACTGGATGGATCAGAGTACTCCCCGTCTGCACAATTACTTATTGAGCAAAATAAAAAAAGATTTAATTATTTTTATCCAGATTTTAATTATAAGGTTTGGAATAAGGAAGAGTTGAGCGACCTAATAAAAAATAATTTTGATAAAGATGTACACCTTGCGTTTCATTCTTTAAAGCCTTACTCCTATAAATCCGATCTTGCAAGATTTTGTATACTATTCCTTGAAGGTGGTTTTTATTTTGATATACACAATAAACCCCTGACACACATTGTTCCATCACAAAGTTTGATGGCTTTTCGTGATGACCAAAGAAATTCGCTAACATCTTGGGCTATGCAAACTAGCGTTTTGTACTCAAAAAATCCTGGCCATAAGATATTTGAATTAACAATAAATAGCATTGTAGAAAACGTAAAATCAAAACATTATGGCTGGAGTTCGCTTGCACCAACTGGACCAATACCATTTGGGAAATCTTTTGTTGATTATAACAACCCTGAAGATACAATTATAGGAGACTTCAGGCAATTAACAGCAGAATACCCAACAAGGAATTACGGATTTATTTTACCAGATGGAAATCTCTTTGCACTATCTAAGAATTTTTCTAGTGGGGATATAAACTTAGAGGGTTCAAATAATTATAACGACCTTTGGGTAAAGGGGGATGTTTATGAATAAAATATTGGTATCAATAATTGGATATAAAGAGGGAGATCTTCTTGGAACAGTCAAAGATTGTTACGATAAAGCAAAGAATAAAGAAGACATACTCTTTTCAATAGTGGAAGAGCACTATCCAGACTCATATTCAGACTTAAGTTTCATTCCACAGGAACAGATCATTTATAGAAAGTTCGATCTCTCAAAATATAGAGGAATACTCTGGGCACGAGATTTAACAACAAAAGAGTTGCCATTTGAGTATGACTATGTTCTTTATATGTGTGGTCATACAAGATTTGAAAAAGACTGGGATGAAACTTGCATAAAGGAGTACTATAATATATTACAAAATAGTGGATGCGAAAAAGCAGTATTATCGTTTCAGTCCCCAATGTTTGAAGTTAACGAAGATGGAACCTTGGAATTTGAAAAGAGTATTGGACCAAAAGTAAATACATATTACCCAAGACTTGACATAACAAAAGATTTTGGCTACGACTTTGCTCCAGGATACTGGTTCCCAGATGTCAGAGAGGTTCCAACATATAACACTTTTACTCAGTCTTACTGGATTCATTTTACCTGGTGCTTTGCCTCAAAAGAATTTGTTGAAGATGTACCATTTGATACATCTATTGGGTGGACGGCTGAAGAGATATACTGTTCAGTACAGGCTTGGTCAAAGGGATGGAAAATATTTGCAACCCCAACAAAGATGTATTATCATCATACAATTAGAAAATATCCAGGGGAAAAAGAAATAAGAAATGATACCCACAGACCTTGGGCAGATAAGAATAAGGATAGTTACTGGGCCAATGTAGACTATTCTATATTAAGACTAAATAAACTATTGTCTGGGAAACTAGAAGATGATGATAGGTTTAAGATTAATCAAGATATAATCTTAGATTATTGTAAAGAGAGTGGCCTCAATACAAAATATACAGAGTATAATCCAAATTATCACAAACTAGATAACTATCAGCAAAGGAAGCATCTAAGAGATGCTCCTCCAGTAACGGAGATTTGACAGGAGAGGCTATGTCTGCTAAACTATATACAAGCGAGACTTTTATGCGTAAGAGATATCTTATGGATAAGAAGACTCCAGAAGAGATTGCAAAGGAGTGTGGAGTGAGTCTAGAGACCATCTACGTTTACCTTGCCAAATTTGGATTAAGGAAGTCGAGACGATGAGTAAATTTGAGAAGGCTTTAGTAGCACTTGCAGTAGCAGGCACTGTTGGTTTTGCTTTTGCGTTTGCTGCACTAAAAGGAATCCCAGAAGCGTTTGACTGGGAACTTGATGACGAGGAATCCTATGAGTGATAACTTAAACATAACAGTTGACCAAGTAAATAACCCATTGCACTACACATCAGATCCTTCAGGTATTGAGTGCATTGAGATTACCAGACATAGAAACTTTAACATTGGCAATGCCTTTAAGTATTTGTGGAGAGCAGGACTCAAGGACGAAGCAAAGACTATTCAGGATTTAGAAAAAGCAATCTTCTACATCAAAGATGAAATTAATAGACTAGAGGGAAAGTATGTCAACTGAAGATGATCTAGTTAAGCACCTTGATCAAGTAAACCAGGTAGTAGAAGAATACCTTAAGGGTAATGACCCAACTGTAATCTCTAAGCAACTTGCAATACCAAGACAAAAGGTTGTAACACTTATTAACGAGTGGAAGGTTCTGGCATCTGCTAATGATGCTATTCGTGCTCGTGCAAAAGAAGCACTAGCAGCAGCAGATACACACTATAGTAAGTTGGTTTCTCGTACATACGAGGTTATTGATGAAGCATCAATGACTAATAATCTTGGTGCAAAGACTGCTGCAATTAAACTTGTTATGGATATTGAGTCCAAAAGAATTGATATGTTGCAGAAGGCTGGACTCCTTGAGAATAAAGAATTAGCAGAAGAAATGATGGAGATTGAGCGCCGTCAAGAAGTTCTTGTTGCTATACTAAAAGACATTGCATCTGAATACCCACAGGTTCGTGATGAGATTATGCGTAGGCTATCTTCATTTGCAAAAGACAACGAGGTGATTACAGTTGTCCACGATGTTCAATGAGTTTCTTGAAGCATTAAAGGATGATCACTTTGAAGAGATTCCTGTAGATGCAAGAACTTTTGTAGAGGGTGAGGCCTACCTTGGGCAACCTCCACTATCTGATATCCAATACGATATTGTTGAAGCAATGAGTCAGATCTATCGTAAAGAAGATTTAATTAATATGATGGGGGAAGAAAAAGGGTCAAAGTACTACGACAAGTACACAAAGAACGAAATCATTTTGCAACTTGGCAAGGGATCTGGGAAAGACTTCACATCAACAGTAGCATGCTCATATATCGTATACAAACTTCTATGCTTAAAAGACCCAGCAAAATATTTTGGCAAGCCTTCTGGAGATGCTATTGACCTAATTAACGTTGCTATTAACGCCCAGCAAGCAAAGAATGTTTTCTTTAAAGGCTTTAAAACTAAGATTGAAAAGTCTCCTTGGTTTATAGGAAGGTATAATGCTAAGGCAGACTCCGTTGAATTTGATAAGTCTATCACGGTTTATTCTGGTCACTCAGAAAGAGAATCACACGAAGGTTTGAACTTGTTACTTGCAGTTCTTGATGAGATTTCTGGTTTTGCTTCTGAGATTGGAACAGGAAATGATCAAGGTAAAACTGCAGACAATATCTATAGAGCGTTCCGTGCTTCAGTAGACTCTCGCTTCCCTGACTTGGGCAAGGTTGTTTTGCTTTCATTTCCAAGATATCCAGGAGACTTTATTTCAGAAAGATATGATGCAGTAATTGCTGAAAAAGAATCAATTGAAAAAACTCATAGATTTATTATCAATCCAATCTTACCAGAAGATGATCCAGACAATTACTTTGATATTTCCTGGGATGAAGACCAGATACTTTCATACAAATATCCAGGAGTGTTTGCATTAAAGAAGCCAACATGGGAAGTAAACCCAACAAGAAAGATTGATGATTTTAAGATTGCATTTTTAACAGACATAGGAGATGCTATGCAAAGATTTGCATGCGTACCAACCTTTGCATCAGATGCTTTTTTTAAACAATCTGAAAAAGTAAGGTCCTGTATGACATTGAGAAATCCTGTAGATAACTTTAGAAGGTTTGATGAATCTTTTAAGCCAGACCCAGACAAGGTTTATTATGTTCATGCTGACCTTGCCCAAAAGCATGACAAGTGTGCTGTAGCAATTGCACATGTGGACAAGTGGGTAAACATACAGGTAATTAATAATTACGAACAGGTTGCCCCAATTGTAGTAGTTGATGCGGTTGCATGGTGGGAGCCAAAGGTTGAAGGCCCAGTCAACCTATCTGAAGTAAAAATGTGGATTCAAAACCTTCGTAGGCTTGGTTTTAATATTGGAATGGTTTCTTTTGACCGATGGCAGTCTTTTGATATACAAAATGAACTAAAGCAGGTAGGTATGAGAACTGATACTGTTTCTGTTGCTAAAAAACATTATGAGGATATGGCCATGCTTGTATATGAGGAAAGACTTGCTATGCCAGCAATTGAACTACTCTTTGATGAACTAACCCAGTTAAAGATTATGAAAAATAATAGAGTTGACCACCCACGTAAAAAGTCAAAGGACTTGGCAGATGCTGTGTGTGGAGCAATTTTTGGGGCCATATCTCATACCCCAAAAGATCAAAACCTTGTAGTTGATGTTCATACTATAAGTGATAGACCAAAGCAGGTTGACAACAATCCTGCCAACGTGATACAATATAAACCTATGCCAGACGATGTAAAAGATTATCTGGATAGGTTCAATCTACTATAAATAAGGAGAAATACCGAATGAATTCATTCAAGAAAATCGCACTAGCCATGGTTGCAGCCATGACTTTGGGCACAATCGTAGCAACACCTGCAAGTGCTGCTGTAATGACAGTGGCTGTATCGCTTGATACTGTAGCAAACACTACGGCATCAGCAATTGCAACGCCAGCATCATTGCCAGTCCCTGCAGACAATACAGTCGACGCTGCTGACGCACTAAAGTTCGTCGCTACAGTTGACACAGGAACTAATGTTACTGTAACAGCAACAAACGCAACAATCGTGTCTGCACTACACACATCTGCTGCACCAGTAGGAGCAACATCAGGGTCATCATCTCTGACAATTGCAACTGGTACAGGAACAACGGCAACATTTTATGTCTACACAAAGACAACAGCAATTGGAACAGTTGTAATCAACAACCAGGGAACCACCCTTACATATTATGTACAGGGAACTGCTGGAAAGATCAATACTCTATCAGTGTCTGCACCTACATCAGGTGCTGCTGGAACAAAGCAAGACATCACAGTAACTGCAACAGATACATTTGGTAACAAGGTATCAGGTAAGTCAATTACTGCAACAGTCTTTGCTGCTACAGCAACACTAGATACAGCAACAGCGACAACTGGTGCAACGCTTTCAGATTTTGGAGTTGCTACATTTAAGGCAACACTTCCAGCATCAGGAACACGCACACTAATCACATTTGCACCAACAACATCAACAGATGCAACAACTGCAGATGTAGTTGGACTTCCTGCTCGTGCACTAGCACCATTTGCAGAGATTGCAGTTCGTGATCTAGTATCAGAACTTGCAGCAGAAAAGGCTGCAAAGGATGCAGCGCTTGCTGCTAAGGCAATCTCAGATGCTGCAGTTATAAAGGCTAATGCCGATGCTGCTGCTGCACTAGCAACAGAAAAGGCAGCATCTGCTGCTGCTCTTGCTGCTGAAAAGGCTGCTTCTGCAAAGGCACTTGCTGATGCAAAGGCTGCTTCAGATGCAGTTGTGCTTGCCAAGGATGCACAGATTGCTAAGTTGGCTGCAGATAATACAGCAGCAATTAATTCTATGAAGGCTGCATTCAATAAGTTGGCTCTTCAGTGGAACAAGAAGAATCCAAAGGCAAAGGTTGCTTTGCTTAAGTAATTAATACAACATTAAAGGGGTTACCAATTGCGGTAGCCCCTTTTTTGTGCAATAAAATGGTATAATCATCTTATCAGACATTATGTCTGCGAGGGGGAAGGCAAATAAAAAAATTACTACGCATAGTTACAGCCAGTATATTAACATTTGGATGGTTATTAATAGCCCCTACAGAGGCTCACTCTGACGACCCTATAACAGTAGGTGCCCAGAGGATAGAAGCCCTTAATGAGAAGGTTTCAGACCTTAACGATAGTGCTGAGTTGGTATCTCTTATTGATGTGGCACAGGGCAAGTATGATGATGCCGTAACTGCCAGGGATAATAAAAACTTAGCAGAAGAAGCATACGATGAAGCAGTAGAGACAGAAGCCAATGCCCTGTCAACCCTTGATGAAAAAATATCAGATATCTCTACTGCACAATCAGCAGTAGATGGACAAACAGCAACAGTAGAGTTAGCCTTGACAAATAAGAATAACGCACAAGATGCTCTCAACATAGCCAACATTAATCTTCAAACAGCACAATCTAACATGCAATCTTCTGGTGGATCAGGACTTCAATATACTGTATATAATCTTGCAAGAGTTTGGCCAAGCATAGCCGTTCCAGATTCTGTTATTTGTTCTGGTACCTGGAACTCAAACTCCATGCAACTTCCAGTATGTGGTAATAGATATGAAAATATTGTGGTTAAATTTACTGGAAGAATTACTGTTCCATCACACTGGACATCCACATATTTTGCAGGGTATACAGACGATGGCTTTAAGATGTATATTGATGGACAACTTGCTATTAGTAACTGGAGAGAGCAAGGCTCTACCTGGAGTCCGTACTCTCCAACCTATGATGTAACTGAGGATAAAACATTTGATGTTGAGATATGGTGGTATAACGGTGGAGGCCCTGGCAACTACCATCTTGGCTGGGCTATACCTGGAGGATGGACTGGAGCAGGCTGTGATTATACTGGTGGATGGGGTGTAGGATTTAGTTGCAACCTTGGAACATTCTCTTCTGGATCTGGACCAACACAGGAACAAATAAATGCTTATGATCAAGAACTTGCCACCAAGAATGCAGCACAAGATGTTTATAATGATAAGTTATCTATTTATAACCAAGAAGTGTCAACTCTAAATAACCTGCAGGATGAATTAGAATTAGCACAAGAAGAAAAAGATGATGCACAAACTACATATGAAATTGCACAGTTAAACACAGCACTAACATTAACAGCAAAAGATTTAGCGATTGAAAACTATAATAATGCAGTTAGTGATATGAATGATGCTATTACTGCTGCTGAAGAAGAGTATATTTCTCAATGGGATTTTGAAGAGAAGCAAAGGATTGCTGCTGCTATTGCTACTGCCCTTGCAAATATGCCACAGCCAGAACCAACACCAGAGGCTCCTCCAACACCAGTGGCAAGTCCAGACCCAACACCAGAAGCACCCCCTACTCCTGAACCAAGCCCTGAGCCTACTCCAGAGCCACCACCAACAGAAGAGCCTAAGCCAGAGCCAACAGTAGATCCAGAACCAACTCCAGAGCCTGAACCAACACCTGCTCCTGAGCCAGAGACTACCCCTGAACCTTCTCCAGAACCTTTGCCAGAACCAACCCCTGAACCAGAACCAACAACGAATCCTGAAATAAAGGATGAGGAGTTAGCAGCCCTTATTCCTGAAAAGGGTACAGGAACATCAGAGGATTTATCTGGAGTTATTGCCAACCTCACAAGCAAAGATAATAAATTAGTTACTCTTTCACCTGAGCAGGTAGCAGCAGTTAGCCAGACGCTTAAGTCTTTGACACAAGAAGCAAAGGCAGAAATTGCTGAAGACCTTGGTATTGCACCTGGAGAAGTAGCAAAGATTGCTGAGCAGATGAAAGAAAACCCAGCACTTGCCTCAGCATTTGTTGAGTTCGCAGAAAGAGCAGGGGGTGCAGGAGAAACCCCAATGCCATTTACATTAGCAGATGCAGTAACAGAAGTACAAACAGAAGCATTTTTAGCAGACCCACTTGGAGCAGTATTCAATGTGGATGTTACAGAACTCCTATCCAATTTCTCTGAGTTGGGTATGGATATGACAGACGATCAGAGAGAAAAAGCCCAGGAAGTCATTATTCCAGTAATCATTGTTTCACAGATTGCAAACGTAATGATTGGGATGAGGAGGTAATATGAAAATAATCAAAAAGGTTGTGAAGGGATTCTTCACATGGCTAAAAGATGCAGGGGTGGAAGTAATCGCACAGGCCTTTACTCTCCTTGGCTTCTTCATCGCATGGCTAACTTTGACGGGATCAGCAAGAGACATTGTTGGTATTGCAGTACTTGCAACAACAGTAGTCTGGCTAATTACAATCCCACTAAGAAAGGAGGACTAAATATGGCAACTAAAAAGGTAGTAGAGCCTCCTAAGAAGGAGCACCCACAAAAGGCAATCACTAATATCTTGATGAGAATCGTAGCAGTTTTCGCTGCATCTGGTCTATCAGTACTTGGTGCTGGAGCAGTAGTTGGAATTGACACAGTTCAGGCAGTATTCTTAGCAGGACTATTAGGCGTAGCAACAGTCATTGAAAGACTGGCAAGGGCTTTTTTGGACGATGGAAAACTCACATTGTCAGAGATCAATGATGCGTTTAAGACGGTAGACAAAAAGGCTAATTAGTCATTATTGACCTTAGTTGACAGCCCTCTCTGGCAATGGTATACTTGATTATATCTATCTGGAGAGGGCTTTGTCATGACCTGTATTGCTGTAGTAAAACATGAAGATAAAATCTACATGGCTGGAGATCGTGGAGCATCAGACGATGGAACTATTTTAGCATTAACTGCTCCTAAAGTTTGGAAGATAGGTCCATATCTTATTGGCTATGCTGGGTCAATGGACGGAGAAAGAATCCGTTATAACTTCAAGCCAACACCCCCCAATATTAAAGATACAGATAAGTTTATGCAAACTAAGTTTGTAAAAGAACTAAGAGAATTTTATAATGAGTTTTGGGTTGACACATCAAAAGATGGAGACCTTGGTTTAATTGTTGCAGTTCGTGGAGAGATCTATGAACATAGTTCTGGAGATATGTCTTTGTCTAAGTACATGTTGCCATATCTTGCTATGGGCTCTGGGGCAGAATATGCCTACGGTGTTTTATATGCAACAGATAAACAAAAAAATGCAAGGAACAGAGTGGTGCAAGCCGTAAATGCTGCTATCAAGTTTAACCCATCTTGCATGGGACCAGTGGATGTTGTGAGTCTATAGTGAGCCTTAGAGAAAAATTTAACAAGGCAAAGGAAAGTGGAACATACATAGTAGAAAGATCGTACTTTCCCAATAGCATTGACTGGCAAGATGTTTTAAGTTTTATATACGAGGAGTCTTCTGTTGAAGATATAGAAAATAAAAATAAGAATAGGTTTGAAAAAGTAAACCCAAAAGGCAATCTTTTTGTTACAATAAAAGGAAACTTATCGGTTCACCACCCTTTATGGATTAAAACTTTAAGTGGCCAAGTCTGGAAAGATATACCAGAATTAAAAGATTTTTTAATAAAACTAAATAAAGATTTTGATAGTTCAGTATCTTTTGATGACTGTGTATACTATCAAAAAACAGATAAAAGATTTTGCACCTGCAGTTCTTTTTGGCATTCAGAGGGAATGGTGGTGTCTCTAGCGAGTAGACTTATTAATGCACACAGGGACGTATTTGATGCTGGTTATATTCAACTAGTAGGAACATCTTTTTGGAAAATTGGTGGGCATGATGAAGTATGTGTATTAAATTCAGGAGATATTCTTCTACTGCCACACGAACTGAGTCATGAGGTATGGGGAGAAGGCCCAAGGGCTGGAGTACTTTTATACTCAGAAGAAAAAAATAAAAAACAATAAAACTTGACAGACAAAATGGTTTGGGGTATACTTATAATATGAGCGAAGAGTTTGATGATATTCTAAAAGGAATGCAAGATACAGAGGCAGACTTTAATGAGTTTGAGATCTGGCTTGAAAACGGGATTGAAAGAGGATGGGTAACAGAGCCATTCTGCAATACACATGAAGGTGATCCTTTTATGACAGAGGAAGAACAAGAAGAGTGGGAAGCAGGGGGAGACCCTTGCCAATTAGTTTTAAAAATCAAAGAATAATAACAACAACAAAAGAGAGAGACAAAATGAAAAAAACACTACTAGCACTACTATCAGCAGTACTTTTAATTACAGTAACACAGCCAGCACAGGCACAAGATCAAAAGGTCTTAGCAATTATTGATACTGCTATTAATTCTAAAAATACACCTTCAGTAATTTATGAGGCATGCTTTACAGGAAACTTTTCTTGTCCAAATAAAACAAACTTTATGGAAGGTCCTGGCTCTGCAAGTGCAGTAGTTTGGGCAAAGTCTGTCAATGATCCAATTTATCACGGAGATGCAATGGTCAAGGCTGCATTGGCAGTTAATCCAGATGTTAAGATTGTTTTTGTAAGGTTTGCAAATGTAATTTCTTCAGGAGCATCAATTAATAGACCAGAATCTCTGGTTTCTGCAATTGAATGGGTATCGAATAATGCAGACAAATACAGCATTGATGCTCTCTCAATTAGTCAGTCTGCAGTTGATGTTATTAACTTAAGTCGCTGTTCAACTGACAAATTGACTATTGGAGCAGTTTTATCTTTAAATTCAAAAAATATTCCAGTGTTTGCTGCTACAGGAAATCACAAGAGGACAGATGTTGTTGGTTTTCCGTCATGTATTCCTGGAGTAATTGGTGTTGGAGCACTACACTCATCATCAGTTTTTGAAGCAGCAACCAACAGAGGTCCTGGACTTGATTTAGTTGCTTTTGGTAAGATTTCTATTACAAAGGTAAACGGATCGCAGTATGACCTTGCTGGTACTTCAGGAGCAACGGTAGTTTCTGCATCATCCTATATTAATAAAAATACAGGAAAAAGTTTTCAAGAGTATTTAGATGCTCTTCCAAAGATTACAATTAACAAAGTTTCCTATAGTTTTAACTAAAGGAAAGTCCTGGGCATGACATAAACTGCCTGCTTTGCCCTATAACTCAGTTGGTAGAGTGCCGAACTGTTAATTCGGATGTCCCTGGATCGAGGCCAGGTGGGGCAGCGTGATATAATTGTATTGTCATACCTACAAGGAGGAATAACATGGCAGCAAAAGGTAGTTTAGAAGCAATCATTGAGGTTGCAAAGAAGGAAGTGGGCACAATTGAAGGCCCTAAAGATAACGAAACAAAGTATGGTGCATGGATTAAGGTAAATTTCCAACCATGGTGCCAGTCATTTGTTTCTTGGTGTGCGTTTACTGCGGGAGTAAAGTCATTCCCTAAGTCTGCATCAACAGTAGCAGCATCAGATTGGTTTAAGAAGGCTCAGCGTTGGTCTGATGCCCGTAATGATGATCCACAGGCAGGAGATTGGATCTACTTTGATTTCCCAGATGATGGCGTAAATCGTATTTCACACGTTGGTCTTTGCATTAAGAACAATGGAGATGGAACCATTCAAGTTATTGAAGGAAACACTTCAGGAACCGCAAAGGGAGATCAGCGCAATGGCGGAATGTGCGTCGAAAAGACTCGTGCATATGTAAAAAACAATAAGAAGAAGTTGGTAAATGCCGTAGTTGGTTGGGGTCGTCCAGTTTATACTGGTGAAGAAAATGTTCCACTGCTATCAAAGGTTGGCGAGTCTGATACAACATCAAGAGTTAACACTACAACTCTAGATGGAATTCTAAAAGCATCTGCAAAGCCAGTTGCTAAAAAGCCAGCAGCAAAGAAGGCTTCTGGTGGAGGTAAGGGAAGTCAGGTAAAGTAAATGGAATCAACAAAAAGAACACTCTTAAAGACAGCAAGTTGGGAAACGTTCCACCTTGTTGGAGTTGCAGGTGTCATATATCTTTTTACTGGTGAGTGGGAGTATGCTAGTTTGGGTGCTCTAATATATATTGGTTGGGAAGCACTTGGATACTTCTTGCATGAAAGGGTCTGGGCCAAGTTCGGACACAGGGTCAAGTAATGAGGATTAAGATTATTCGATTTGTTGTTAAGTTACTAGGCTATGAATGGGGTGGAGACTCTCTAAATGCTCCAATCTGGACAGTAAAGGCTAAGAAAAAGAAGTAGTATGCCTGTTTATGAATATAAATGTACTGGAAAATGTGAAGGTACAAAAATAAAACAGCGTTCAATTAAAGAAGACGATCCAGGGTATGATTGTGAAACTTGCAATCTACCACTGGAACGTGTATACTCTAATGTAGGAGTTGTTTTTAACGGCTCTGGCTATTATTCCACAGACAACAGAAAGCGGTAGTATAATGTTTACAATGCTAAAAGAAGAAGTCAAGCAAGAATGGGTTCTAGGACCAAAGGATCGCTGCGACAAATGCGGAGCAGAAGCCTTAGTTCAGGTAACTGGTATTTCTGGAGACCTACTATTTTGTGGTCACCACTACAACGCCATTATGGCTATCCCAGATGGTTATAACAGTATGATGTCCTTTATGATTAGCATTATTGATGAGCGTGAGAAGTTAGATAAAGACAGAAATAAGGATTAATAATGATTAGCAAAGTAGATGAGCCTTTTAATTATAAGTTTCATGGTAACTTTGATATATCACAAATAGCAGACCACTTATCAACATATTCAGATGAGTGGTTTGCTAATGGACAAAGACAGGCTATTCATGAAGTACATAAAGAAACAAACTCTGTATTTGTGTATGACCACGATGCTGGATGGTCCATTGGAGATGAATACAATGTCAAAATAAATAAGGATCAGTCTGTAATGATTGACCTTCTTTCTCCTATAGTAAGAACTCTAGAATCTATACACGATGGTAAAGTTGGAAAATGTATTTTTATTAAATTGCCTGCACATAAAAATGTTGGAGAGCACACAGACAAGATGGACTATCTTGGTGCTGTTAGACGACACCATGTTGCAATAACAACAAACGATGATGTTCTTTTCTTTGTTGATAAAGAAAACAAGAACATGAAAGTTGGAGAGTGCTGGGAAATTAACAATAGCAGACTTCACAGTGTAGAAAACAATGGTGATACTGAACGAATCCATTTGCTAGTTGATATATTGCCTAACAAGTTTGTTAAATGATATATTCATCAAAACATAATTTTTTGTTATTGAAAAATTATAAGGTTGGAGGAACTTCCCTAGAGGTTGAACTATCTCAAGTTTTAGATGATTCAGCAATTGTTACTCCAATTCATCCAGAAAGTCCTTTACATAGGCCAAGAAACTTTAATAGGTTCTATAACCATATACCCTATACAGAAATAGAGAGTTTACTAGGCAAGGATATTCTAGATAAAACTCACTCTGTTGTGTTTGTTAGGAACCCATTTGATGTTGTTCTGTCACATATGTATATGTCATTTTCTTGGAGTCAAATAAATAACCCATCTAAGGCAGATGTGGATAAGTATTTTAATAATGAAACTAAACTAAAAAAGATTACTAGTTCTATGTCAAAAAACATATACACAAAAAATAATACAATAATGGCAAAAACTATTTATAAGTATGAAGATGGATTGGATCAGATTAATAAAACGCTGTGTGATGTTGGCATTGGGGCTATATCAATCAATGCTAAAGAAAAAGCGTATAGGCCTAAAAATATTAGACCGCTAGATATTTTTACATCAAACCAGATTGATGATATATATAAAGACTGGGCTTGGGAGATAGAACAGTTTGACTATACCGTCTCCCCTATGGTATTATAGTATAGTAGAGAGGAACACAATGATTATTCAAATAATTGGTCTTCCAGGATCTGGGAAAACAGAACTGGCAAAAGCATTAAAAGAAAGAATTAATGCAATACATCTCAACGCAGATGAGGTTCGTGCAACAGTAAATTCAGATCTAGGATTTAGCCCTGAAGATAGGATTGAGCAGGCTCGTCGTATGGGTGAAATGGCTCGTCTAATTGGAAAGCAAGGCGTTGCTCCAGTAATAGTTGACTTTGTGTGCCCAACTGATCTAACCCGTGCAGCATTTGGCAAGCCAGACATTTTAGTATGGGTAGATAGGATCGAGTCTGGAAGATTTGAAGATACTAATAAGATGTGGGAAGACCCAGAGTCTTGTGACATCAGGATACCCTCTGGAATGACCGTAGAAGAAGAGGCTGACCTTATCATTGCCGCTTGCCAGTTACACGACTGGACAGCCCCTACAACCCTTATGCTGGGCAGATACCAGCCTTGGCATGAAGGCCACCACGCCCTTTACAAAGAGGCAGGGAAGAGAACAGAGCAGGTCCTACTTGGAGTTCGTAATACATACAACACAAGCGAAAAGGACCCACTAATGTTTGATCAGGTAAAAGAATATATTGCCAAGGATGAATTCATGGATGGCGCATTAGTGTTAAGACTACCTAACATTACCAACATCGTATATGGTCGTGATGTTGGCTATAAGATCGAGCAAGTAGATTTGGGGGCAGAGATTCATGCTATTAGCGCTACTGAAAAACGCAAGCAATTGGGCATATAGTATATTCTTTGACAACAAGATCGCAGAGGCAGAAGAAAGACTGTACTCTGATTGGTTTAAGGAAGAGGTAGATGATGAACGTCTCTAAGAAAAGATCATTTGCCAAGTCTTTGACTTGGAGAGTAGTTGCACTTATAACAACATTTATAACTTTGTATGCTTTAAGTAAAGATATTAATATGGCTACTATGGCAACAGTGATAACTAATGGTGTTAACTTTGTTGCATACTACTATCATGAAAGAATTTGGAATGCTGTTAGGTGGGGCAAGGAATGACAGTAACCAAGGCAAGGTCGTTTGCTAAAGCACTTAGTTATCGCATATGGGGAACGCTTTCATCTGTGGCTGTTGCGTATGTTATAACAAAGAACGCTTCTCTTTCTGTAACTATTGCATTTTGGGAAACGGTAGTCAAGGTATTTATTTATTACGCACATGAGCGTGGATGGAACTATATACAATGGGGGAGAAAGTAATGCAGAAAAAGGTTGTTGTTGTCGGTGGAGGCAGCGCAGGATGGCTAACAGCATTGATGGCAAAAAAATCTTCTCCAGATATAGATGTAACTGTTATAGAGTCAGAAGAGATAGGTATTTTAGGTGCAGGCGAGTCGTCAGTGCCAGCACTTATTCAGTTTTTTAGGCATTTAGGAATATCTGTTCCCGATTTAGTAAAAAATTGTGACGCAACAATAAAAAATGCTATTAAGTTTACTAACTGGAACAATGATAATGACTTTTACTATCATGGATTTTTGCCAACAGAAGAGGCATTAGGCCCATATGCAATACCTTTTAAGTTTTTGTCAACAAGCCCAATGCAAGTATCAAGTTTAGTAATTAATAATGGACTAAAAGAAATAGAGTTTTCAGAAAATATTTCAGAACAAAATAAGGTTCCTTTTATTTTTAAATCAAAGCAAGGCAAAAACCCAATGCTTGATTATGAAAATATAGGAACCTTCTCTCTTCATATTAATGCTACTAAACTTGCAAATAGGCTAAAAGAAATAGGGATTGATCGTGGAATTAGTGTTATAGAAGGAATTGTAAAAGAAGTGTCATTAGATAGTAACAACTATGTTGATGGATTAATTTTAGAGAATGGCTCTATGGTTTCATGTGATTTTGTCTTTGATTGCAGTGGGTTTCACAGACTAATTATTGGTAAAATTTTTAAATCAAAATGGAAAAGTTATAAAGAGTTCTTGCCATCTGACTCAGCCATCCCATTTTTTATTGATATGACAGAAGAAATTCCTCCATACACAGAGTGTATTGCTATGAAGTATGGTTGGATGTGGAAGATTCCTCTTCAATCAAGATTTGGCTGTGGATATGTCTACGATTCTTCTTTAATATCAGAGAAAGAGGCTATAGAGGAGGTTGAAGAATTCCTTGGTTTTGAGCCACACTATCCTAGAAAAGAAAAAGGTGGGTTTAGTTTTAATGCTGGATCATATGAAGAGCCTTGGATAAATAATTGTGTAGCGATAGGTCTTGCAGCAAACTTCATAGAGCCCTTAGAAGCGACATCTCTTTGGACTAGTACATCATCCCTAATTGAGGTCTTTGCAAATCCAAACTGGATATCAAATAACTCAAAAGAGGTCAGAGATGAGTTTAACAAGTTTATTGTTTCTTTAAATGAAGAGATTGTAACTCTCTTATATCTACATTATATGTCATTAAGAAAGGATACAGACTTTTGGAAAAAGTTTTCATATGAGGGCGCACCAGAACAACTAAAACAAAGGCTTGAGATGTGGAAAGTAAGACTGCCGAATAAAAACGATGTATCAAAACTTTGGGCAGTTGATAGTTGGATAACTATTGCATCTGCACAAAATACAATGAATAAAAGTTTGGCAAAATCCTATCTAGAATACTCTGAAGAGTATCAAAAGGGGATTGATACATACGATCATTTTATTAATTACCAAAATTATAAAATTTCACAATGTCTTGGACATAGAGAGTTTTTGGAGAGTTTAAAATGAAATTTAGAACAGAGTGGTTGAATGCATTAAAGACAATGAGGTATCGTTCATATTGGAACAAGCCAAATACTGTTGAGTTTTTTGCGTTTATGACTAAGGCAGCAATAATAGTTCCAGGCCTTTTATTTGGTACACAAATTTGGTGGCTTTACATCTTTGCACTTATAACTAGCCTTGCACTTATTTGGTCTTCAACAGTAAAGACATTGCCAACAATTATTTGGTTTAATATTTTGTGGTCAATTCTTGCTACAACTGCTATAATTAAGTACTGGGTATAAGGGGTGAAAACAAAATGTCATTGAAGCAATTGTACTTTCTTCACATACCAAAAACTGCTGGAAGTTTTGTTTCTCAAAATATTAAAGATAGTATAAACAATAATACCCTTTGCTATGTTAGTACAATTTTCCCAAACAGCAATGAATTTTTAAATTCAAAGATCTATATATCTGCACATGGAGGAAGGTATCCTATAGATTTCCTTGGAGATGTTGATGTTGCCACATTAATAAGAGAGCCTGTGTCTGCAAAAGCAAGTTACTTTAATTTTATTTACCCAAGGTATCTAAGCCACAGGACTGAGTATAAAGAATTAAACAGTAACAAAGATAGATTCCTGTACTACTTACTTAAAGATGAAAACTTTAAAATTCATAACAACTATCAAAGTAGATTTATTTGCAACTCTGCTGATCCAAGATCTTGGAATGCAGAATCTTTTTACACAAAGCATAGAACCGAAATGATGAAGAAGTATCACGAAGGCTATGGATTTGACTGGTTTATTGGAAATGAAAAAACATCGCTATCTAATGCAATTCATAATATAAGTAATTTTCAAATAGTTAACACAGTTGACAACATAGGGGTGTTTTGTGATAAAATTAAGAATTGGTTTTGGATAAACCACAAAATTGAAATAAATTTTGACCTTAATACTAAGATTAATGTTGGTCCATCTGAGTTAAATGAAGAAAAAGTTTCCTCTGAGTACTTTGTAAACCTTCTTACACAAGGAGAAAAGGATAGGGTATTAGAGTTAAACAGTATAGACTTAGATGTATATAATTTTGTAAAAAACAAGGAGGCTACAAATGTATGAATACTATGTAAGAAAAGTAGAGAACGTAGTAGATGGAGATACCATTGACGTTCTTATTGATTTAGGGTTTGATATTTTATTTCAATCCCGTGTGAGATTGGCTGGGATCGACACCCCTGAATCTCGAACATCTGACAAGGCTGAAAAAGTTCTTGGTCTTGAGTCTAAAGAGTATCTTAAAAAGCACTTAAAGGATGCTAAGTCAGTAGTTATTAAGACTGAAAAAATGGACTCGTCCGAGAAGTATGGCCGTATTTTGGGGTGGGTGTATGTTAATGGAGATACAGAGTCTATCAATGATAAGATGATTAATGATGGCTATGCCTGGGGATATATGGGAGACACAAAGGTCAAAGATTTTGATGCTTTGAAGAAGGCTAGAGCAAAGTCAGGAAAGTAATGGACATAAAAAAGCAGGCACTATTAGATCACCTACTAAACCAGGGGGCAATTCAAATGGCTGATATTGACTATGAAGGAAATATTCTTTATAGCATTACTGATAAATTACAGCAGGTTAGTCCAGAGATATATGCAGAACTTAAAGAGCAGTATGAGGACCACATGTTTAAACTAATAAAAAAGGGTCCTTCTACAATGAACTGGAGGATTAATGTCTGATACAGGAGACAGGATAGAAGATTTGATCCTGAGTGGAGCCCTTGAGGTTGCAGGAATAGATGTTGAAACTGGAGAGATACTTTATAACTTTACAGATAAACTAAAAGATATAAACCCAGACCTATTTAAGGATATGTCTGATTATATTTCTACAGAAACAATGGCTTTGTGGGCTGATGGATTTTTAGACATAGATGTAACAGAAAAAAATCCAATGGTTAGGCTTACAGAGAAGGCTTTTGATGAGTCTGAGGTTAGCAAACTCACTAAAGATAAACAGTATACCTTAAAAGAAATTATAAGGATAATTAGTCTAGATAGGTAGTATAATTGTTTTGGAGAAACTATGGAATATTTTTTAGGCTCAGTAATAACTATGGTAGCGATGTTTTTTGCAACCAGATTAATATCCTTTGAGAAAAAAACTATAAAGGAGAGTCCTTTTAGGTATAGCCAAAGCCATATCCATGAAATCATCGCCCCACTAATTCCAAATATCAAAGAATATAAAAAGTTTATACCAAGGCAGTCTGCTAATCAAGAGGAAAAAACAAACATAAAGGTTGTAATTTTTGACAATAAGGCTTATTTTGTTAAGGATGGAACATTTTATTGTGCAGATATGCACGGTACAGAGATAGACGGAGCCAATGCAACCCTAGTTGACACAATGGGTATGGATAAGGTACAATTAGATAAGATGCTATTTATAATGGATCAACTTAGAGACGGGAAGAAAAATGATAGTGGGGATTCAAGGAACCAGTAGTTTTGATGACTACCAGGTTTTTCTTAGAGCCATGGCGGTTACTATGTCTTCTTTAAAAGAAGAAGATCCATATTTTTATATTTATTCTGCTGGTCCAGCAAATATTAATTCAATGGCTATGGAGTTTGCAAATCTATCAGAACGTGGATTAAAGGCTCGTGGCAAAAGCATTAAGTATAAGCCTGTTCCTCCTTGGTGGATAACAGAAAACATTTCAGATATAAACTACTTTGCTTTTTTAAGTAAAGAAAAAGAACAGGTCTCAAGACTCGTTGAAGAAGCAAAAACAAACAATGTCGAATACGGCATTTTCAGATACTAACAGAAAGAATAACAATGCAAATTAATTCATTAGAGCAAATGGAAACAATTGTAAGCAAGAACAAGTCTCTGATTTGGGACGGATGGACAGTAGTCAACTCTTATCCTTCTGAGAAGGGTAGAACAGCCCCACAGGGGGCATTCGTGGATGGTAAGTGGCATCTACAGCGTCGTTTTGTACCTTCTAAGAATGGATGGGATATACCAGACAAGTTTGTGAGTTAATATGCCAAAGCACGAATGGAAAGACGATGCGTTGTGTTTGGAATATGACACAAACCTTTTCTTTGAAAAGTATGAAGATGATGAAATTCTTAGACCAGCAATAGACAAACTTTGCTCTATGTGCCCAGTATCAAAAATGTGTTTTGCTGTTGGCGTGTCACAAAAAGAGTGGGGTATCTGGGGTGGTGTTTACCTTGAAGGTGGGCAAATATCTAAAGAATTTTCTAAGCACAAGTCTAAATCAGACTGGGCAAATACTTGGCAAAGATTGACGGTGGACTAATATGTGGTCATGGGTTTTAGCAGTAATTGGAGTTACAGGAATCTTTTTTGTTGGTAGAAAAACTATTTGGGGATGGTTTGTTCTATTGTTTAATGAATGCTTATGGATTGCATACGCACTCATAACAGATCAATATGGCTTTATATTTTCTGCACTTGCTTATGCAGCAGTGTATATAAAATCATATCTTCACTGGAAGAGAGAAGAGTAATGTATACAGACTCAATGAGAAGAGCCTTTAGATCACTTAGAGGTCCAAAAGGGTTTCAACTTCAGATAATAGATCACGATAATTTTTTAACAGTAAAGGCAAGCGAAAAACAGTTTATGAGCCTTTCTGGTGAAGAAAGAAAAGAAGCAGTAGAATACATGGTTCGTGTAAAAAAAGCACTGGAAGATAATGGTGCAATAGTATTATTAGTTAGAGAAGGTGGTGAAGAACAGTGATTGAGTTCATTGCATTTTCAATAGTTATTGTTTTATTTTTTACTTTAGTTGTTAGATATGTTAGAGTGAGCATAAAATTATCTGAGACAACTGTAGAACTTATAAAGGCGTATGTAGATAAGACTTTAATATCTGAGAAATTGTCTGAAATAGTTGAGCAGTCTCAAAGTAAGCCAGACCCATCATCAGAAGCATTTTTAAAATTTGTTTCAGAATCTAGGGATTGGGCATACCAGTATATAGACGAGGTACAAGAGTCCCTAAATAAGTTTATTACTGATATTGAGCCTGAAATTGCCTATTTTGATGAATATGGGGTTGTTGGAAATGCCTATCCACACTACCATTCTATGAAAAAAATATCAGCAGCATATAAAGATTTAAAGAAAATGCTTCCAGAGGACTATGGTAAAATAGATACATGATAACGTTTAAGTCATACCAAGATCTGGCATATGATGCATTTTATGTATGCCATGTGATTGACTGTGAACTTGAGGCAGAGAAACTGTATAGTACAGAAACTCAAATCAGAGATGTCTGTATAAATCATTATACAGAACTAACAAAGTAATATCCTAGGAGGAAATATGACACATCACAACGAAACAAACTCACAGATCAAGGCAGCACTTGCTTCATACGGACGATCAGTTCTTGGCGCAGCAATTGCTCTTTATGCTTCAGGCGTAACTGATCCGAAGACACTTGCTTATTCATTGCTTGGAGCCATCGTGCCAGTAGCATTGAGAGCAGTCAACCCTAACGATAAGGCTTTTGGCAAGTTGCCATCAGTTGAAGAGGTAGACGTAGCAGTAAAGACTGCTAAGGTAGTAAAGAAGGCTCCTGCACGTAAAAAGGCAGCAGCAAAGAAGTAAAAGATTAGATTAGCAGGCTTGTTATTTGACAGGCCTGCTTTTCTATGTTATAATATTGTTACCTGCCCAATATGGGGGGAATTAACTTATTCGCTTGAAAGGGGAATAATATGGTAGTAGAAACAATGCTGGGTCTTTTAGATGACCCATTCTTTAATCGATTCAATCAAACAGTTAGAACAACACAAAACAACTATCCACCTTATAATTTAATTAAGGTAGGCCAAGAGTTGTTTGTTTTAGAGTTTGCTCTAGCAGGTTTTGACAAAGAAGAAGTGTCGATTACGGTAGAAAATAATCAACTAAAGGTCAGTGGCCAAAGATCAGAGGTTGAAGAGGACGATTCTGTAACCTATTTACACAAGGGGATTGCAGCAAGAAAGTTCTCAACAGTGTTTAACTTGCCAGAATATATGGAAGTTGAATCAGCACTATTTTCAAACGGTATATTAGAGGTAACTCTAGAAAAGCATATACCAGAAGAAAAGAAGCCAAAAACTATTGAAATTCAGTAGTATAATAGTACAAATTCCGCTATAAGACTTTAAAAGGTTTTACAACGGATGCTCCTTCGAGTGGAGAGTTGGCAGGAGTCGAATCTTCGTGGCTAATAGACCTGAGCAGTCGTCTATAAACTGCTCATTTCCTATGCTACAATATAACTGTCCCACACAGGACCTTAGTGATGGATTAGTTACCCATTGGATAGAGACCGTGGCGCAAGTCAGGTGAATTGCTTGTGTGGGACCTAACATTTGGCGGTATAATAATATCAATGACTGACAAAGAGTTAGACCATTATAATAAGCAGCAGTATAAAAAAATGCTTGCCAAGATAAAAGAAGATTCTGGCTGTGTGGATTGTGGAATCAGTAATCATATTATCTTAGACTTTGACCACATAAGAGACAAAAAATACAATGTATCAAGGATGATCCATGATGGGTTTTCATGGAAGGCTATCAAGAAAGAAATAGAAAAGTGTGAGGTGGTTTGTGCCAACTGCCATAGGATAAGAACCCATAATAGATTAAACGGCATGCTATAATGGTTGTATGCTAAAAGAAGGCGATTTCGCAATGACTGCTCATGGATCTGATGAAGAGGTCCATACTGGCCAAGTAGTACATGTTATGACAGAAGGAGTTCTTGGTGTACCAGGGGGAGAATATACTCTTGAAGCAACACCTGAGAACCCAGCAGTTTTAATTCAATTGTTTGAACAAGAAGAAGATGGATTTTGGGAAGCAACAAATTTATACACAGGATGCATGATGTCGTTGCTAGTTCCTATTAGCCCACTACCACAAGAACCAACTAAAGAGGAGATAGCGATGGCAGCGTATGATGCATCAATAGGTAAGGCTGATGATTCAATGATGCCAACAGATACCTACCAAGACTGTGGATGCGAAACATGTAAAGAATTAGATGTAAGTTGTGAAAACTGTCCAGTGTGTCAGTCAGATGGAATGAAGAGTGACTGCTGTCCTGATTTAAATAAGCAAGCGCCGTGCTGGGATGGATATGTGCAGCGTGGAATGAAGCCAGGAGATAGTGGTAAGCCAGTTCCTAATTGTGTTCCTGCTGCAAAGGCAGATGATCTTTGGGAAGATGATGATACAGTTGAATATGAAACAGACACAGTGTCAAAGGCTGAAGGATACTCCCCACCAGCAGGAGCAAGATCTGCTGCTCGTAGAGCAATTAAGTTTAAAGAAGATGGAAAGGCTAATGGTGCAGGTACTGCAGTTGGCTGGACTAGGGCAGGGCAGTTAGCAAGAGGTGAATCATTATCTCTCAGCACTGTTAAGAGAATGTATTCATACTTCTCACGCCACGAAGTAGACAAGAAGGGCAAAGATTGGGGTAACTCAGCAAACCCATCTAATGGATACATCATGTGGTTAGCATGGGGTGGAGACGCAGGATTCTCTTGGTCAAGAGGAATTGTTAATCGTGAAAAAGATAAGGCATTGTTTGCTGATTTTGGAAAAGATTATACAAGAAACCGAACAGAAAGACACTCACTATAATGCCAAAAAAGAAAGCATCAGCATTTAATCCAGTGCAAATTAAAGACGGATGGATTGTAAGATTGTATAAAGATGGAAGAATTAAGTCTAAGATTGCTCCCTATGAAGTCAAACACAAGGCCAAGTAATTGAAAGAGTTTTTGCATTTTACAGCAACTTGGTGCAATCCTTGCAAGAATATGGCTCCAGTAATTGAAAGGTTTGTCAACGACAATCCAGAAATAAAATATACAAAAATTGATGTAGACAAAGAAACTGATTTAGTCAGAGAATATAGAATTCAGTCAGTTCCAACTTTTATTGCACTTATAGATGGTGAAATACATAACATGCTTGGTGGAGTTAAACCTGAGTCTGCTATAAGATCTATCTTTAATTAAACTGTGTACCCCTGGCAGGAATCGAACCTGCGACGCTTGGCTTAGAAGTCCAACGTTCTGTCCACTGAACTACAGAGGCTTGGAGCGAGTGACCAGAATCGAACTGGCACTATCTGCTTGGAAGGCAGAGGCACTACCATTATGCAACACTCGCTTAGTACATCTGGAAGGACTTGAACCTTCGGCTCTCTGCATATAAGGCAGGTACTCTAACCAACTGAGTTACAGATGTGTAGTACACCAGGTAGGACTTGAACCTACGATAACCGAATTATGAGTTCGGGGCCTTGACCAACTTGGCTACTGGTGCTAGACCTTATTTAATTAATATTCCAAAAAATGTTCCAAGTAAAAAAGATAAGAAACCAATAGACCAATAGTATGTTGTCTTTGTATGGCTTAAAATAATATCTTTAATTACTTCCCTTGGAATATTGATTTCATACCTGTCATCGTCTGGATCTAAAAATTTAAACTCTTTCATAAATTTTCCTTTATTTAGATGGTTGCTTCAAAGCCTGCAGAATAATCTGCTCTCTTAAGAATGCCTGCTTCCGCTCAAACTTTGATAGGTAGGGCTTAGCCTGTATTCTTTTTTTATTTTTATTTGCTCTTTTAATTTTATGCTGAGATACTTTGTTGTTAGACTTTTTCATTTTGCTCCCTGATTTTCTGCTACATTGTCACAAGGACAGATAATTGATTCTGGAAGTTCGTGGACCCCTGTTACAATTGTTATTGTAGTTTTACATTCATTACACTTATAAATCTTTTTAGTTTGTTTATTCATGATCTAATCATACCACAGTTCGACCCATGAGTCAAGACTTGTCTCCATCCCAGTCACCAATCTTGGTAGTAGGTATTCCGTGCTCTTCCCACAGTCTAATAACATTTGGATTATCATCAACTGCATGAAGGACATTCCAATGTTTCTTAATTTTAAGCAAGATGTCTTTTTTTACTTCATAGTCTGGTCTATTGTCATCATCTTCACGCATATACAATGCGTGGTGGCCAATATCATTTTTAGCAAGCCATTGAGATGTTAGCCCACGCCATTTTTCTTTCCTTGATGTAACAATTATGATTTGCCTTTGATCAAAGAAAGCCTGATTTAACATTTCAACTACTTCAAAATTTGGCAGGGCATCTATAGAAGCCTCATGAAAAGCATCATAATCCCTATTAGAGCCACGAACAAGGTGTAGATATGGATCTACATTAGCCAGAGTTCCATCAACATCAAAGATGATTGCTGGTGTCATAGGGCTAGTTTTGATCAACATTGTATGTCATAACAAGATAGCACAATGCATAGCCTACTAAAAATGCTGGAATTAAAAATAAAAAGTTAATCATTCGAAATCTACCTGTGTTTCAAAATACTTTGTCATATAGTTTCCTTCTCCTCTTGCAATTTTAGCAGCAGCGATACGCATACCTAAAGCATTTGTCTTTGATTCTTCAATAGGAAGAGCCTCAATAGCCTTTGCTATTTCTTCTCTTAATACCATCTCATCTATACTCATAATTCAAGTATACCCTAAGAGGAACTGATTGTCAAACTATGTCTGATACTTGATGTGAACTAGGATAGTGAGTAATTGTTCCATCAGAAGACACTAGGAATTTTTCAAAGTTCCACCCAATGTCTCTTCCTGGTGTAGCATTATTCTTTAAATACTTATATATTGGGTGGGCTTCTGGACCATTAACCTCTACTTTTTGTGAAATAGGAAATGTGATTGAGTAGTTAGTTGAGCAAAACTCTTTTATATCTGCATCTGATCCTGGTTCTTGGTTTCCAAATTGATTGCAAGGAAAGCCAATTACAACTATATCTTCACTTTGTGCCTTCTGTAGGTCTGCATATTGTGATGTATAGCCACAATGACTTGCAGTATTAACTATCAAAATGGTTTTATCTTTAAAACTTTCTAGTTTTATTTCATTTCCAGCATTGTCAATAAATGACAAGTCGTATATACTCATTTTTATTCTTTCTATTAGTTAGATAAAACTAGATTAGGATTGATCAATGATTTCTCGCCAGCCATAAGTCTTTCAATATGGTCACGAATAACTGCGTTCTCTTCTTGGAAGATGTCATCTGATCTATCAGGACCCATTGTTGGTGTAATTCCCTGAGCCAAAAGATCTTCTTTTAGAGTGCGCTCTACGTCATAGTTAAGAGTTGTACAAGGATAATGCTTAACTACATATCCATCCTTATCAATCAAATACTTTTCAAAGTTACAATTCATTGTAAACCCACCATCGTGCTGGTTAAGGTATCTTGATTCATAGTCTGTTTTTTCAACAATGCCAAGTTCTTGCTTCTTATCCCAAATTGCCTTGGTCTGTCGTGCAACCTCTAGATAAAGTTCATGTCTTTCTCCAAATGGCTGACCATTTCCATTAAGTCCTGGACCCTGTCCAAGCCATGGTGCTTCTAATGGAATTTCTGCGGGATTGGATGTGATCATTTCTGAGAATGGGAATGTAACACCATAAACATCTTCTCCATACATCTTAGAATCTAAACCTTTTTCAATACCCTTGGACCACTTACCCTTTGTGATACTTGGTCCACAGAAGTCATTGGTAGGAATTGCTACAACAGAGAAGTCTTCTCCACCAAGGTCTTCTTGAATCCACTGAATGGATTCCATTTGACCAGCGTTACCACAACCAACTGTAGTGTTAATGAGCATAATTGCTTTGCCCTTGAATTGTTGAAGAAAGTGTGGAACGCCTTCGGCAGATTCCAATTCGATGTCATATATAGATTTCATATTGATATTATAACACACTTTTAACAATCATCTTTTGTGCTTGCAAGAACAATGGATGGATCAACGTATGAATTTCCGTAAAAAGTATGCCTTGAATTAGGTCCAAGAACCTTATTTACTCTGTGCTTATACTTATCTCCACCAGGGATTACGGCAAGCATTCCAGCCTTTGGCTTAACCTTGATTGGCAAATTTCCAAACTCTAACTCTCCACCTTCAAAATCATCATTGAGATATAAACTAAATGATATTAAAATGTTACTTTCTAGACCTGGATCCTGGTGCCAATACATAGCAAAATCAATATTGTTCTTATCTGCACCATATTCATTTAGGAGATCTTCATTCGCATTCTCTGCAATCTCTTCATCTGTCATATACTTAAAGGTTTGCAGTGTTGAGTGTCTGCGATAGCCTTCTGGAAGAACTGACTCAAGTCTTTCCCAAATTCCGCCAGGGCGAGAAAAAACTGGTACATCAATAAGAACTGAATCATCATTAGGAAACTCAATGTTTCCGTTCTCATCATACTTTGGGACCACATTTAAAAACTTATTTAAAATATTTTTGTATGGTGATCTCATTGTTGGGTACCACCCGTTTAAGTCATCTGTTTGAGTTTTGAACCAAGATAGTTCTTCTTCTGTAAGAAAATCTTCTATAATCCAAACTTGCTTATCTTCATCTAAATAAATTTTTTCCATAACAATATGATACCATAACTTTGTAGCCCCAACGGGAATCGAACCCGTCTTTACGCCGTGAAAGGGCGTTGTCCTAACCGATAGACGATGGAGCCAAGACTAAACATCCATTTCGTAGTATGTTCCCCACCACTTGTAAGGCTTGTTTAGTATTACCCACATTTTTCCGTGGTATTTATAACGCCAACCATAGTCGCCATCTTCATCCATACACATAGCCTTAAACAAATGGTTGCCAGCAAACCCTCCAGAGACATTACCTATCCATCTTAATGGTATTATGTTAGTTCTCTGATGTTTCTTTAAACGATTTATCATCTTTCGGTACCCACACTTTCTTTCCATCTTTCCAAACGGGCCAATAGCCAAGACTGCGCCAATCCATAGACATTATTTTAGCCTCTTTCATTATTCTCCTATTGCAAACCAGATAAGCATAGCAGCAAGAATAAACCCTGCCCCCATACCAAGTACAAAACTTATCATCCCATATCCTTTTCCCATAGAGTTAAACACTTAGTACATTGTATACCATTCTCACGCATATACCAAGTATGATCACAGCCAAGAACCCTATCTTTGGGCTTTCTGTGGACACCTTCTCTAACCTGTTGTCTAAAGATACCATTTGGATCATGGATATGGCACTTATCTCCAATGCGCCAGTCCTCCACTTTATATTTACACGGAAGACCTTTTTTTGTTAGTGAACTACAGTCTCTTGCCATTTACACACCAAATTTTGTAATCGCTCATGGTTTGATGATTATCCCAATATTCAATATTTTCTTTTTCCATTTTGCAGGTTGGGCAAATCATTGTCTGTGCCGTTTCTTATTACCAAAACGAATCTTAACTTCAGCCTTAGCCTGATCTACAATGGCTTTGGTGATTTCTTCAACACTAAACTCTTGGTCGAATGTTTGTTCAGTATCCACCTAGGCACTCATTTCTTGTATGGTAAAGTCTAATCTTAGTCATAGTCTTTTTGTTGGGTGCATTAAGTGGTTCTCCACATGCTCCACACTCCATATCCCATTCGCCAGAAAAGAAGTCGTATCGTAATCCTTTTGTGCGATTATATTTTTCTATTCTAAACTGGGTAAATGGATCAGGAATTTCTAAATTTATCATACTACAAGAATACCGTATTTCGGCAGGGATGTCAAGTCTTAAGAAACAAGACCCATAGACAAATGAGTAAAGCAAACGTCAGCAACAATATAGTCGGCGTGATCTACGACAATATCAAAATGTGTAGCGTCTTTGTCGCAAAAAAAACACTTAGATTTATTCATACATTCATTATATCATGTTTAAAGTTCGGCGCAAAATAGAAGTAAAAAACCTCCATATGCCCTAAAAGGGCACTAAGGTTTACATTCCTTCATATGCTTATATAAACTTTCATGAGCAAAACCTTTTCTAAAATCCCATTCTTTCTTGCAGGTAGGACATACTATGGTTCTACTCATTCATCCTCCATTGATATAATCAATTATCTCATATTTGGCACTGTATGTCAAGTGGACAGTTTATACTCATATCCAGGAGTCTCAACCTTTACTTTATACACGCTGCTGAGTTAGTCCGTGTTGGCTTTTCGTGATAGTCACCTACCAAGAAAGTTTATGAAGGTAATACTCACCATATGGCTTTCGGCTTCTATACAATTATATCCATTTTGCCACGGTATGTCAAGTATAATGAACCTATGGAAGAAGCAGTCTTATATATACTATATAGCCCATTACATAAGGCTGTTAAAGTTGGGATATCTGATATAAGCGGAAGAAGGTTTGCAAGCCATAGGACCAAGGGTTGGATATTGATCAAGTATTGGCATTTTTTCGAACGGGATAAAGCGAGAGCCGTAGAAACCCTAGTACTAAGAACACTAAGGGAAAGATATGGACACTTTCTGGATAAGTCGGATATGCCTCAAAATGGATACACAGAAACCTTTGATGCCTCAAAGATAACTCGTAGGGCTTTGATCCGTATGGTCAATAGGGCTATAAAGGATGTATCGTAATCTTTATTTACCGTGGTTTTTACTCAGATATACATGAAGTGCAGACAAATGGTTCATCAGTTGGTTTGAAGTGTAGTTCATCACATTGAGTACAGGCTATTTTGTACCCCATAAACTTAGTATATGATGATTCTAATTTGTGCATTGGATTATTATATCAGAGTTATCCACAGGTTTAGCAGTTATGAGTATATCCACAATCAGGACATTTCTCTCCTGGATTTGCTACACAATCGTCACACCAATCTGGTGCATCTTTCCATAACTTACCCAATGAATCATATTCTGGTTTGTCCATATGTATAGTATATCAAAGAGTTATCCACAGCCTGATAAGCCAAAAATGTCATAGTTATCCACATGTTATCCACAGATTAATCTTACTGATTAGATTATTAGATAGGGTAGAAGTGGAGTGAAGTGGAGGATAGTGGAGTACTGAGCACTTTTATAGATGGCTTCGTAATCTTTGACGGGCCAAACCCCAAACCCCCAAACCTTAATAGCGGCATTATACCCCAAACCTTTATATCTGTCAAACCTTTATATGCATGGCTTGGGCATTATATACTACAAACAATGGTTTGTCAAGCCCATTTTCATGCAAAACCTTCATATAAAATTTGCTCAAATTTGCTCAGAAAATAAAGAAAACCTTTATAAAAATATATAAAGGTTTGATAAATATTTAAATATCAGGAAATAATTTATAGTGGTTTGTTATGGTGTATTTACTATAGGGGATTGTGGGTATCATCTTGATC